ATAGTAATGGATCCACCAACAATCTTAATAGATGATAGTTCAGAGATACTAACAGTACCAACGAAGCTGATACTACCAGTTCTGTTAAAGATGGTAACGAAGTCACCAACCTTGAAGTCACCGAATTCGTTAGTACCTGAGGTATAAACCTGACCATACTTCTCTTCGACAGCTTCGTTAGCAGGGATACCAACACCACCGTTTTGTGGTAGTGCTAAGTAAGTATCACCAGCACCTACATATTCCCACGTATGGGCAGATGAGTTACAGATGGATGGTCTGTGGAATCTTATTGTCTTACCTACAAGTTCAGGAGTTAAGTTACCCTGACTATAAGCGATCTGCTGACCATCAGAAGTTCTTACAAGGTCTAATCCTAATCCATCGTTAGTAGTAACGTTAGCAGTAACTTGAGTACCGATAGAACCAGATAGTTTCTCTACACCAAGAATGAAGTATTCCTTAGCAGGGTCAGTGTTAGTGTACCCATCAATCTTGATGATGTAATCTTCAACTGGGAAGTTAGTTAGAGTTGTACCACCAACTTCAATGATCTGACGACCAGTTTGAGCACCATTGTTATCAGTCTGGTTGATGATATTAGTAATTGTACCAATATCAAATTCATATGCCTCAGATCTGTAACCTGTTGCCTTAAGTGAACGAGTACCAAAGTTAGAAGCAGAGTTAGTCAGTGAAGCATATCCACCTGACTGTACGATAACACCGTCTCCACCGAAGATAACGAACACAGATACAAGCTGTGTATATCCATCATTGAGGATGTTATAACCAACACCACCACCAATCGATATGATAGTGAATGCGTTGGCAACCATCGATTTACCCTGATGAGGCCACGTTGGTCTCTCAACACCGTTAGCATCTGCGTAGACACCTGGACGTGGAACGTTAGGTGTAGCAACTTTGGCACCATCAATCTCAGCACCAGAAGCACCAAGGAAGGATATAAGTGAAGAGTTCTGAATATAAGGAGATGCCTCGATAACAGGTAGATCTAATAGATCACCCAACATAGGAACGACCTTAAGACCATTGTCATCCTTAAGCATTGTGCTTGGAGGAGTATTAGTTACACCAGCAAGTGATGTTGGGGTGTTAAGAGCGTTGTCTAAAATTGTATGTAACGCTGTCAAGTTAGTGATCATTGCGTTACATTCAGGTTTAGTCTGATCTACAGTAGTAGAAGCATTACTGAATGGAGTTATGTCTGTAAACTTAGCTTCAGGTAACTGGTTACGTATAGCAAGGACACACATATCCTTAGCTTTCTCGTAAACCTGACGTGTCTGAGCTACCTCATTGTTTACATTAATAATATTTGTACCATTGATGTACTTACCAGCAGATAGTATTGTTTGTGAGTTACCACCATATCTGAGGTCATACATCCAAGCACGAATTACGTGTCTGATGTCATCAATACATTGCTCATCGGATGTTGGATATGTTCTAGCTACTCCAGTTAAGTTACCTGGAGATCCAGTTGTACCAATAGCATTGGTAAGTATAAGTGTTAACGTTGTAATCGTAGAAGCAACGTCAGCACAACGAGTTGTATGTGATGCAGTTCTTGTTATTCCAGAGAGACTATCTGTATCGATAGCAACCTCAATGATATTCATTAAGGTAGTCAAGGAACTGATTACAGTGTTACAGATTGGTAGACCTGTATCCTGAGTAATCGTTAGATCCTTAACCTGTGATCTGGTAGTATGTCCACCAGTTGTTACGGTCTCATTCTGGAAACATTCTATAGCAATCGCTTGTGCCTGACGTAAAGCATAGATGGAATGATGTTCCTCACCTTGTAGATGGTTGCCTGTAACGTATAGTTCAGCAGCATCATAGGTGAAGTCATTACCACCCATAGCAAGGTTCCAAGAAACAACCTGTAGGATATCAATTACGTCATCCTTACAATCTTGGTTGTCACCTGATACCTCAACACCATTAGCGGATGCTGAAACAAATCTATGAGGATAATTACCACCACTCTTAATAGCAGCTCTTCTGATACATCCAGTAACTGCTGTCTTGAATACGTGAGTAGTAGTATTTGTTGGGGTTGTACCCTGTAATACGTTAAAGTCGAATGTGTTCTGAGTACACTCACGAACTTCTACGTAGTTATGATATAGTGGATCACTCTTTCTAGGATATTTGTGATCTGTCTGCTGACTATCATGATCGCAACGGAAAGTTAAACCATTTTCAGTAACGGTTATAAAGTCACCATTTCTTAAACCATGATCCGCAGCTGTGATTCTCATCCAACCTGTTGTTGGATTGTAGTCTGCTCCTGTTGGAGTTATTCCTGGAGTAGGAACAAAGGTATGGTTGTATGGCCCTCCTGTTTTAACGGAATTACTAAGAGCACTAACAAAGTAGTGAGCAGTAGTGTCAGTTGACTTTCCGACATTGATCCTGATTGTTCCATCTTGGAGCTTAATACCACCAGGGGTTGCAGAGACAAACGTGTGGGCGAAACGATCATTTGGACCTCCTGTGCCGACTTGAACTGTAAAGTTATCAACGTCAATTTGAGTTATCTGAAGCCACTTATCATAATAAGGATCAGTTACTCGTGGATAAGAATGCTGAGTAGCATTAGTATCCTTAGCACAGGTGAAGGTCAATGACTCTTTATCGAACTTAATACGATTACCAGTCGTTAATCCATGACCAGTAACGGTAACAGTCATTACACCAGTATTCTCATTATATACTGCGTTGGAAACAGACCTCATGGACTCTCCAACCTCAGCTACAGGTATAGCAGAAGCACGATATGGATCACGCTTATGAGTTATACCATTAGTTACAGCTGAAACAAATGTATGTACTTGTGTTTGGGTAGATGGGATATCATCTAAAACTTGTATAGCGAATGTGTCTGGAGTTACGTTAAAGATTCTTACGTAATTACCAGAGATAGGATCTGAAGCACGTGGATAAGATTTCGCTACGTTTCCAGATACAGCACCAACATTAGCAGTTATAGTAGTAGCAGTTACAGCAGTTATCGCTATTGCTGTATTGTATGATGGGTCTGTTGAACGAGGATAACTATGAACTGTCTGATGATAGTCAGCATTACATGTGAACTTAATAGCATCAGGAGCAATAGTTATTGTATCGCTAGTTGTGAATGAGTGAGCACCAATGGTCAATTCTATAAGACCATTAGCAGGATCAAATGTAGCAGTAGTTACATCTTTCTTAACGCTACCAGCAGTTACTGTTATAGCATTATATGATGTTCCACCAGCCCATGTATGAGGTGTTCCAGTACCGTAAGGGCACTTGAATGAAATAGAATCATTAGCAAGTGTAACCCAATCACCCTCATTCATTCCATGACCAGGAACAGTGAGTTCCATGACACCATCATTGGCATCATAGGTTGCGTTAGTTGCTGTGTACTGAGTTAGAGCAGCACGTGGATATGAGTGTTGAGTTGCTCTTGCGTTGAGATCACATTCAAATGTGACAGCACTATCAGCCAATCTGATTGATTGTTTTGATCTGATAAACTGAGATCTCTTAACACTATTAGCAGCAGCACTTACATAAGTGTGAGTTGTAGTGTTAGTAGATGGAATCTTAGCAAGAACTTGTACGCTGAAACTATTAGCATCAACATAAGTTGTCTGTAACCACTTACCACTAGCAGGGTCAGTAGCACGAGGATATGAATGATTACCAGCACCTTCAGTACAAGTGAATGTTACAGCACCGTCAGCAAGTTTAACGTACTCTTTATCAGCAATTCCATGGTTAGGAATTGTAAGAGTCATTATACCTGTTGTTGGATTGTAAACAGCACCAGTAGGTGTTAGATCAGTTGGAGCTACGTAAGTATGAGCATAGGCACCACCTGAACGTACTTGGCTTCTAGTAACACCAGCAGTTGCTGACTGGAATGCGTGTACTGTTTCGTTAGTTGAAGGAATCTTTGTAAGAACAGTTACTTCAAATGTATCAGCAGTAACGTTAGAAACCTTTAACCATGATCCACTAGCAGGATCTTGAGGTCTTGGATATGTGTGATCTGTAGCATTGCTATCATGAGCACACTTGAATGTAAATGTATTATCGTCAAACTTAACATACTCTCCATTGTCCATTCCATGACCAACTATGGTCACTGACATTACACCCGTTGTTGGGTTGTAAGAAGCATCAGTTGGTTGTAACTTAGGAGAAGCTACGAAGTTATGTACTGTAGTATCTGTAATAGCACCCTGACCACCGTTAACATTAACTGTAATAGTTGAGTTCTCTAACTCAATGTTATTAGCAGTAGATGAAACGTAGGTATGTACTGTAGTATTTGTAGATGGAGCAGAGGTTAATACCTGAACATCAAATGTATTCTGAGTTACATTTGAAACTGTTAGGAAGTTACCACTAGCAGGATCCTTATGTACGATACCATCTGTAGCACCACTTACGAATGTATGAGCAGTAGTGTTAGTTGATGGGATTGCATCTAGAATCTTATTACCAGCTACAGTGAATGATGTAGAGGATACACTTTCGATCTGTACCCACTTACCACTCATAGGATCAGTAGCACGAGGATAAGTGTGATTACCACCACCATGAGTACATGTGAATGTTAATGAATTATCGTTGAACTTAACCCAATCACCATTAACCATGTTGTGAGCACTACCAGTGTCAACAACCAATACACCTGTATTAGGATTATATGTTGTACCGTTACCTGCTGTGTGAGTAGACTTAGATGCTCTAGGATAAGAGTGATTACCAGCACCTTCAGTACAAGTAAAGGTTAATGAATCATCAGCGATTCTAACTCTATCACCATTAACGAATCCATGGTTAGGAACCGTTAAGGTCATTACACCTGTAGTTGGGTTGTAAGCAGCATCAGTTGATGTACTCTTAGCATGTCCTACAGCAGTAATATTCAGTGCTGTATCATATGCGTAGTCCTTACCACCAGCAGCTGAAGATCCAGTTGCTCTAGGATATGTCTTTTGAGTTGTATTACCGTCACTATTAAAGTCACAAGTAAAGATTAATGAATCTTTTCCTAACCTAATAGCTGTACCAGCTTGCAATCTATGAGTACCCAAGGTGAGTTCCATGTCACCAGAGGTAGGATTATAGGTAGCATCAGATACTGTGAAATTCTTAGCAGGAGACTTACCTACTTCTACATTAATATACTGTCCTGTAGCTGTCTTACCTACAGATTTAATAGGAAGCCACCAATCAGCAGCATCATCTGTTGCTCTAGGATATGACTTCGTGGATGTATTACCATCCATGTCACATGTGAAGTTGAATGAATCTCTTGGGATTCTTACAAACTGACCTTCATTAAATTCATTCTCACCAGCAATCTGGATCTCCATGAGACCAGTAACAGCATCATAACTAGCTCCTGTTGCGACATGTGGAGTTGCTCCAACAATGTCAGGGTGCTGGTTTATGGTAAGAACCATATCACCAGTTGTAGGATCATAAGTAGCACCTGTTGGTGTATAGTCTACAGCAGCAGTTGGTCCTACGTTTAATGTAATCGTAGAATCTTTATGAGTTATATTATTAGCAGTTGCTGATTTGAATGCGTGTACTGTTTCGTTAGAAGATGTAGCAATACAAACGTTAACTGTATCCTTATCGACAACCTGTACATGTCTCCACTGATCACTATCTGGATCTCTCTTAATGATACCACCAGTAGTAGCAGATACGAATGTATGAGTGTCAGTATTAGTAGAAGGTACAGTGGTTAAACACTTGAATGAGAATGTGTCACCAGAGACAGCAGTAACTGGGATCCACTTTCCACTAATAGGATCAGATGGACGTGGATAAGAAGACTGTCCACCACCACCATGAGTACAACTAAAGGTTAGAGCATTATCTTTAACTTTGATATACTCACCAACCTTAAGTCCATGTCCAGTCTGTGTGACTGTAACTATACCAGTTGCTGTATTATAGGCAGCATCTGTAGCAGTAATAGCTTTCTGTTCTGCTCTTGGATAAGCATGATCTGTAGCATGACTATCGTGAGCACATGTAAATGTTAGTGATCCATCAGCAATCTTAATCTGACTATCCTGTCTCAATCCATGATCAGGAATAGTAAGTGTCAACTTACCTTCAGCAGGATCAAATGTAGCATCAGTTACTGAAGAGGTTGAGTTACCTATAGCACTGATGGCTACTGGTTGACTGTAATATGGATCTGTCTCTCTTGGATATGCGTGAACAGTTTGGTTATCATCCTGCTCGCAAGTAAAGTTTATTGATCTAGGTGCTAGATTGATTGTCTGACCAACCTTGAAGTTATTAGCTCCGATGGTAACAACCATCTCACCATTAGAAGCATTGTATGTAGCATTCTTAGCTTCAAATCCTTCAACAGTTGTAGTACCAATGTTGATGTCAACAGTGTCAACTGTTACAGCAGTGATAGCAGACCATCCTTCCTGATTAGCAGTAGAAGATGACTTAGGATAAGTCATATTGGTCTGACCATTATTCTGACCACAAGTAAATGTCAGAGAGTCATTAGCAAGCTTAATGTACTGAGAAGTAGTAAGACCGTGACTTAGGATAACAGCACCAGCAGTTGCTGACTGGAATACATGAGTAGAAGTATCACTAGAAATACCAACATTAACTGTGATAGTAGTAGAAGATACTGCTGTGATAGGTAGATCTTGCTCGTATGCTCTATCTCTCTTCTTCCATATACCATTAGCAGTTGCGCTAACGAATGTATGAACTGTAGTATTAGTTGATGGTTGAGTTGCTAGAACCTGTACATCAAATGTCAATCCACCGACATTGGATACCTCAACCCATCTACCAGAGATAGGATCTGTTTGACGTGGATATGAATGATTCTTACCTGCGTCTTGAGCACACTCAAATACTATAGAATCATCAGCAAACTTAACCCAGTCACCGTTCTGTAATCCATGACCAACAGTTGTAGTAACAGATAATACACCAGTTGTAGGATTGTAAGTAGTACCACTAGCAGCAGTTGAGTAATCAATATTGGTGCGTGGATACGCATGATCAGATGACTGTCCATCAAGATCACAACGGAAGGTTAATGAACCTGTATTAATTCTTATCTTATCGGAAGTTGTTAAACTATGAGCACCGATATTTAATTCTAAATTACCACTAGCAGGAGCAAAGGTAGCAGCAGAAACATCCTTAGTGTCAGTACCGACTCTTAGAGTCATGACACCTGTAGCAGGATTATACTCAGCACCACTAGCAGTTAACTTATTAACAGCAGGTACCTTATATGGTCTAGGTGTAACCTTCTTAATAGACTTGAGACTATCATTGAGGATAGCACTGTGAATGATTTCAAACAGAGTATCAACAGTTGCTCTTACGTCAGTACAATCAGCAGATGTATAATCTCCTGAAGAAGCAGAGCTATCATGAGTGATAGTAGTATCGAAGGTCTGTGTCTTTACGTGATCTCCACGTACTACAACAGTATTGTTAGCAAGAACTAGCTTACAGATCTCTCTAGCATGTTCAAAGCAACGTACTGACTGGAACTCCTCGTCATCTAGGTGAGGTGTACCAACATAGTAACTAGCAGCATCCCAAACCTTGTTGTTACCACCGTGTTGTACGTTGAAAGCAACAGCGTTTACAACATCAGCAATATCATCAATACAATCTTGTCCGTTTCCTGTAGGAACGTGTAGTGTAGGATCTTCAGCAAGTTCCCAAGCATATGCCTCAGCAGCAATGAAGTCCTTATTAGCAATCAGTAGATCATGTGCGTCAACATGCTTATTGCTGTGTACTTCGTATCCGAAGTCAGCATTCATTCTACCGACAGCAATGTCAGCAATAAATTCTTTGTTAGCCCATATTAAGTTACGAGCATCAGCGTGCTTGTTACCTTGACCTGAACCAGCAGCATCAGGAGTAATAGTATAATCTCTTACCTGGGTTAGACCATGACCACCTTGAACTGTGATAGGCTCATTACGTGTAACCTGTATAGCAAGATCTCTAACTAAATTAAAGACTTCTACAGATTCATTCTCTTCACCTACAACGTGTGATCCATCAACATAGTACTTGGCACCATCCCAAACTTGGTCGTTACCACCGTATGCTAGGTTGTAAGTAAATGCTTCGATATAATCTACAGCATCATCTATACATGCTTGTGAACCAGTAGGAACATTATATCCTGGATTGTTAGCAAGCATTCTTGCTACCGCTTCCTGAGCGATAAACTGCTTGTTAGCAAGGATTAAGGATGAACCATCAGCAGATCTATCTACAGGTGGAACTGAGTTAGGTGTCTGCCAAGGAGCAGGAATAGTAACTGTTACAGTACCACTGTCTGTACTAGCAGTACTTAATAGGATAGTAAATGTTCTATGATCAGCAGTGTCATCAATGATGTAAGCACCATCAGGTGTAGCACCACTGAATACCATACTATAGGAATTCTTAGCAAATGCTCCATGACCTCTTCCACATACAACGGTCATCACCTTACCAGAACATGTGTATGAACCTGATCTAGTGAAGCTAGTAGAAGTACCAGCGTTATATAATTTCTTGACGTGAGCGTATGACTCAATAGCAATGAAGTCTACGTTATTATTAAGAGTCTCAGCAGCATCTCTGCTCTTCGCCATTTCCTGGATGCTTGATCCAAACTCAACCTTTTCAAATGCGTAAGGAGAGTTCCTTAATGACATCAAGGCATAGTTTGTAGCAGAACAAACCTGCTGGTCACCAGCTGGGTCAAAGTCTGTAGCAAACTTAGAGCAAGAACCTCTTGTACAGAAGTTTAGTGAGTAACCATCAGCACGTTCAATACGATGAGTAACATATTTACGTCCATTAAAGTCACCTAAGTTATCTAAGACAGCACAGTTACCAGATCTAGTAGCAGAATCTGATGCTCTGATTACAAAGTATACTTCGTTTGTTGATGAATTATATCTAGCAACACCAGCACCTAGGTTAGAACTACCACCTAAGACTGTGGCAAAATCACTTTGTGTCTGGGCAAGTGTACCATTAGCATACTGAGCAATATGGAAAGACTTAGATTGATGTCCACCAGCATCAAATGTACAATGGATACCAACACCTTTACCAGCAGCACCACCAATAGTTGTTAGGTTTGGCCACAGAGCATTCATCTTAGAAGGATCTGTGTTAGCAATCGTAATTGTTATAGTATCAGTAGATTGCGTATAAGTGGTTGTAGCACTTGTACCAAAGTCAATAGCAGTATATGGTAAACCATAAATCTGTACTTCTTGACCTACTTCGTAGTCATGACCTACAAAAGGAATACCTTCAATAGTTCTAGAAGCACCTGTTACAGTTAACTTAATACCATTATATGTTTGCTGAGTAGCAAGATCAGTAGTTACAGTAGCAACGTCAACAACGTTAATTGCTTTCTCAAATCTTTGATAACCCTTACCTGTATCAGTTAAAGGTAAAACAACAGGAGTATCATTACCACCTATATCTTTAGAGGTAGCATCTGCCTGTGTATTACATACTTGGAAATAGTTATCATCTATCTTGTAAACATAGATTAAACTATTAGTTACAAGTCCACCAATATTTGCTGCTTTAGATGGACGGTAGTAAACACCATTTCCAGTAAAGAGACCATGCTTGGGGAAGTAAATTGTATTATCTCTAGTGAATATTCTAGAATGATACAAAGTATGCTCATCACCTGAACCAGGATCTCCCAAGTCTCTAACACCAGTAGTTACCTGGATGTTTAAAGCATTGGCAGCAGTATCATATAGAGCAATTTTATTATCGTCTATCTTACGAACGAAATATGTAGTATTCTTAACTAAACCTTGTGGAGCTGTTCCACCTTCGTTTTCTACTGTATAGAATACCTTCCAACCAGTTTCTAATCTGTGGAAAGGTATAGTAATTTCATTATTAGTAGCATCAACTATAGTATCACTACTACCATCGAAGCGAAGCTTCTCTTCCTCAGAGTTAATTACCCACTGGTACCTCTGGTGTTTGATAACCTCAGTTTCAGGTCTTTGTGATTCTCTATCAGCAACGTCAAGTGAGTCAGATGGGGAAGCACCTGTCTTAACAATGTTAGCATAAACATCAGCATAGTATAATCTTTCAGCGAGCTGGAAGGTTGATTCATCATCATCCATCAGTACGATAATAGTACCAGATGAATATGGAGATGCTTGTGGACCCGTGAAGGTTACTTGTTCAATGATCGCTCTAGCAGAAGATGATCCACCTTCTACAGCGTATCCAACAAGTAATGTAGTATTGTCACCTGTGTGGTTCTCAAAGGTAATAGCAAAGATGTTTCTACCTTTGTTTTCTAAACCTGGAGAGAATTCAAATGGAGCAAGGTCTGGCTCATACATGAGACGTTGCTTATCGTCAAACACATAAGCATACTTCCATGTCCAGTCAGGCAGTCCACTAGCGTCTAAGTGATCCCTGAATACAACACCAGCACAATACGTCTCATTAGACGCTTTAATCATGTGCCTGTCCATATTCAATGGACGTAAGATAACTCTTCTTAAGTTATCACCAATTAGAGAGCAGTTATATGGTAGAGATATTGGGTTATCTTCTAGATAGTCACCACCAGATACAATAATAGATACGTACTCAGGTGTCTGAGTGTCTTGCTGAAGACTATAAGCGATCTGAGCAGCTTTCTTAATTGTACGAACTGGCTTGGCAGCAGACCTACCATCGTTAGCATCGTCACCAATACCAGCGACAGAGGATACGTAGACACGACCACCATTGTCAGCAGTAGCAACGTCATAAACGAATTTGGTTGTAGCAACTCGGTTGTTCTGAGTCTGCCTCGGTGGGTTATCAGCGGTAGGATAATAGATCGTACCGAAGTCGTTTGCTGTTGGATCTGTTTCTTCAAAGTTAATTAAGTTGGGACCTCTTAGGTCTAGTCCCTTAGTTACAAATTCGTTTTGAACGTCTAGGTTACGAATTTGAGCAGTGTCTGAGATGATAGACCTTGTGGTTCTTATCTGACCTTCAACGTCTAAGTCAAACTCAGGATTTGTATTATTAATACCTACACGAATATTACCAGTATCACTCTTCGTTATGAATACAGCGTCATCTTCGTTGGCACCAGAACCAACACTAAGCTCCATTCTATCTGAAGCATTAATGACTAAAGATCTTACAGATCTGTATGATATAGTAGTGGCAGCTTCAATGAAGTTCTGACCAGTACCTGATATAGTAAATGTATCTTCGTCTACAACCGTTATTGTATATTGACCTTCATCAAAAGTTCTCAGCAAATTATCAGAACCAGGTTTGACATACAACCTTTCGTTCGTATTAAGTCGATGAGCAATCGACGTAACGGTGACTATACCGTTGGCACGACCATAAGTGGCACTTGTCCACGGTCCCTGCGGAACTGACCCAGTGCCCTCAATTCTTTGTTGTGATGAACTCAGCCTAAACGTCATCTACTTGTACTCCAGTTATGCTGTTGTTACTTTAGTAATATCAATAATACCAATCCACTTCACGGTTGAGGTAGTCGAAACTGACTCAACATCAAAACTAAAATATGCGTTGCTACCAATCTGAAAAGCAACGGGTGATATAGACCAGGACTCAATTCCTGGAAGATGCTCATGTATGACCTGCTCATACTGACCTTGTAGAGTAGGAACACCATTAGTGTCTACTGTAACCACACAATCAAACATCGAAGCTAGACAGTATATATTGTTGCTAGTCTCTTGCCCAAATACCTTTGCCTTCACAAAGGCAACACTATTATGTCCTAGTGCTGGGCTATTAGTAGCAATGTTGGTACTGCCATCAAAACTTAAACGAAGTAAATTATCAGTAGGAGTTGTGGTTCTCTTTGCTATGTATAGGTCATTTGATGCATCAGTAAAATCATCAGCAACCATGTGAATTGCTGATATATTTTTAAGCTCATAATGTGTATTTAACACCTCAGTTGAGCCTACGGCAAATCCGCCTATTGAACTGAAATTCTTCGTCGCCATGTTATACGGTTACCTCAGATTATTTATACCTTGACCTTAGTGGTAGTGTACCTTCCAGTAAAGGATGTGGAACTAGAAGCAGCAGTGGATTTCGCTAACGTAATCTGAACGTCATTTGAACTGACACTAACTGTACAATCCATTAGATCATTATCTGATGTAATAGAGTTAGTGACTGTAGCAAACGCTTCTGTACCTGAAGCAGAGCATACAGCAGTGACCTCGAACATATGAACCTTAGAATCATTACTCTCTAGAGTAATTAAAGTCTTAGAACCCTTATATAAAGTCTTATCGAATGCCGTAAAGGTAACAGTAGTAGAATAGGAAGGTATAGATCCACCTTCTACTCTAGCTGAATCAAGTTCAACAAATGATGCTGTAGAATCAAATAGAGTTAAGTATGAAGTATTTCCACCTGCTTCATAATTTCTATTTACCTTGAATGCTGCTTTTGCTCCAGTTGAATCTAATGACAAGAACTGCTTGTCACTATTCATATTGAAGCGAAGTTCACCCTGTAAAGAACTGATCTTACCATGTGCTACGTCAGCATTACTTAACGTAGCAACCGTGAAGGTTACATCAGTACCAGCACCACCACCAAGTAAACCACCACCAATAGTAACAATTTCACCTGCCTCAAAGTTAACACCACCAGAGTTGATAGTGATAGATGTGATAGTACCATTAGCGTCGGTAACAATATCAAATGTAGCACCAGTTCCAGCAAACTCAGAAACACCAGCTGTTGCTGTAAATGTTGCTGATGGGTCATATGCTGCAGCAGTGGCGTTAAAGGTGCCTGGGTTCGCTCCTAGGGTGCCATCAGTGAACGATGCGATAGTACCAGCAACTAACTGATGTTTAAGGAATAAACCACCAGTAACTTCAAAATCCTTACTACTTCTAACCTTAGTAATTGATGTTCCTTTACGTTGAACATCTAACGTATCTAAACCTAATGTACCGTTAAGAGTATATGTTCCTTCTATCTCGACAAGCTTCGCAGTTCTAATTGTCCACTTATCTTTGTTTAGAGATAATGAGTTAAATCCTGCGTTATAAAACTCAAATGTATCTTCGTCAGATCCAGGAGTTACCTCAGTTAATATGTAAGTATCTTGGTCAACGTCACGTACACCACCAAGTGATACGTAGTCGATACCGTTGTAACCTTCAAACTGTGATGTTGAAGTATTGTATCTGATACCACCAAGGTAGGTGTCATCAGCAGGAGGTCTTGAGTTTGTATCACCTACAGGAACAATCAGTGAACCAGTAGTATCACAAAGAATGTTTCTCGCAACACTTGGTTTTAAACTGAGTCCAGTACCAGCAACATCACTAATAAGAACCTTTTGTACAGAATCAGTACCAATGACTCCTGAATCAAGAGTGATCTCATCACCCTTAACATAATCTTTACCACCAGTGTTTACTGTTACTGTTGTAATAGAACTACTTACAACTGTTACATCAACAGTACCACCAGAACCCTTTCCAGTTACTGTGGAAGTAATAGCAACGTTAGTAAACGTACCATCAGTGAATGTTGTACCAGTTCCTGAAGTGTCTAATGTTACTAACTGCCCGAATGATGTGGATACTCCTTGGGAAACGTTGGAGATCTCACTATCAGTAATCTTTAATCTTTCATTGGCTTGAATGAATCCCTTGGTGGAAAGGTCACCCTTATCCATCTCCAATTTAAAGGTTTCATTAGTACCATCATTTGTTATGAAGTCTCTATCAGGACCACCTGTAAAGGTTATTCCACCATTTCCTTTTGGTTGGAATCTGAGAGAAACATCAGCATCTGTACCGATAGCCTCAATAGAAGCATCGTTATTAATCTGAAGTCCAGCAGCAGCAGTACCTGTTTTTACAACACTGTTAGTAACGTCAACAGAAAGAACTGGGCTAGCAGTAACTGTTGTAGCACCAACTTGGAAATCATTACCTATAGCAAGAGTAGCACCCCACTTACCTTTCTCTACACCAGCAATGGCAACACCAATAGTGTCAGCATCACTTCTGAATAAACCAGTAGTAGCAGAGTTGACTAGATTGAGAGTAGGAGCAGCAGCAGTACCATCAGCAAGTTGAGCAGTTACATTTGTAAGAGCAACATCACCAACTGTCTGAGTTATGTCACCTGTTAATGTAAGGTTACCTGTCTGTGTTGTGTCACCTGTTGTTGTGGTAGCACCTGTGATAGTTAAGGTGTCAGTTGCCTCATCACCAAACGCTAGGTTACCTTTAACGGTTAGATCACCATCAATAACAGCATTACCAGCCTGTGTACTATTACCAGTCTCACCTATAACCTGGAATTTACCAGTACCAGAACCTACAGTTAATGTACCCTGTGACAGGGCAGGATCTTTCTTACCAGCAATCTTGAAGTGGCTATTATTAATAGCACCATCATGAGTTACTTCAAAAGTCTCACTTGTTACTGTAGTAGTAACATCTAATAAGAATGTATCTCCTGTTGTTGTGGGAGGAATTCTTGGCTTAAGTCTTTGTGTTGGGTTATATCCATAGCCAGGTTCCGCTACAGTAACGTCTCTAATGAAACCTACTTTACTTACAGTGTATTGGAATCCAGAACCTGTACCACCTGCGTTGGCAGGATCTACAGATAGAACATCACTAACAGCGTAAGGACCACCAGTTAAACTGATGTTTGTTACTTCTGATAGTGTTAAATCTTGTTGGTCTAATCGGAATATTACTCCAGAACCAGCACCACCAACATCTGCAGCAGCAAATGATAAGGTGTCATTAGCAGCATAGTTCTGACCCTGTGATGAAGTGGACTTAATAGAAGTGAATACACCACCTTCTACAACAGCATCTAATGTTAATCCATCACCATAGTTTCCAGCAGCACCAGCAGCAATGGTTATACTAGCACCCATATTAGCATGGTTCTGGCAAACATAGTCTGCGGTCTCTCCAGCAGTACCAGGACGTACAACAATATCAGTCCAAGCACCTGCTGATCCAGCAGTACCATTAACAACAGTAACTATATCCTGACTGAGAGTACCACCATCTTCTCTACCTGCGATGAGAGTATGACCAACGTTGGAAGCATCTGATTGATCGAAACGGTAAGTATTACCTTCGGTCATATTGATAGCAGCCTGTGTGCTACCATCTATAACAAATACGTTATCTGGGGGTGAAGCACCAGGGTTGGTAATAACAGTTACTGCGAATGTTTGAGCAGGTACGTTAAAGGCAGTAACACCTGTATACTCACCATCAGTATATCCTGAACCAGCATTGGTTATAGTACCTTCCCAACCTGGACATCTAAAGTCCGCTGTAGCAGCACTCTGTGGTTCTGTAGCACCGCTTACCCAAGTAAATGATACTCCAGTATAGGTACCAGGGGTATATCCTGATCCAGCATTGGTTATTGTACCAGTTAATGATTGTATATTACATGTAATCTTAGCGTCATGACCAGCACCACCTTCTAAAGCAATGGTTGGAGCAGTATCATAACAAACACCTGGGGCGGTGATAGTTAATTCTGTTAATCTAGCACTCTTCTTACTAAAGACTGGTGTGAGGTCAGCTTCACTAACAGCGTTACCACCTGTTAACTGAACTGTTGGTGCGAAGTTATAACCAGATCCTTGGTTTGTGAGAGTAACTGTTCCTATTGGGAAACCAATAGTACAAGTAGCAGTACCACCAGATCCTGTGGTGTCTGTACCATCTGTAGTAATTGTTACAGTAGGTGCTGAGGTAAATCCAGATCCTCTTCCATTAACGGATACACTACCTATAGACCTACCATTGAATACTGTGAAGGATGCATCTGTAGTCTGGCCAGCAGATGACTGTGTAATAGTTGGAGTTGTTGAACCATTGTACAGAGTACCTTGCTCTGTAATAGTAATAGAGTTAACAGCATCACCACTGATCGTACAAGTAGCAGTAGCATTAACACCTTTAAAACTATGACTCTCTCCAGCAGCACTAGCAGAAGCAGTTAGTGATACAGCACCACCACCTTGAGAGGTAGATACTTGGAAAGTATCTCCAGAAGCATTGATAACATAATAAGTGGTACCGTCTGTAAGACCAGGAGTCTCAGAACCACCATTATTATAATAAACTATTCTTAAATTATTTGTAAATGGATGATTTTGAATGGTTATCGTATTACCAGATATACCTGTTTCTGTATCAAATGTAAATTCTTCTGGTGCTTCAATCGTTAAAGTTGGAGCAGAAGTAAAACCAGCACCACCATCAGCAATATCAATTCTATTAAGAACACCATATGTCTCTAGAACAGCACTAGCATCAGGAGCAGTACCAGCATTCTGAGAAGCACTGAATGTTACTGCTGGAGGAGTTGTATAAAGAGTACCAGGATTCGTTAATGTAATATCTTTTACAGCACCATCTTGTGTGTCAAGAGAAGCAGTAGCAGTAGCGACCACAGCAGGGTCGGTATCCATGTCAAGGTTAGTTGAACCACCTTGATATCCTGTACCAGCATTCTGTACTGTTACACTAGCAACACCATCTGAAGATAGTAATAAGTTAGTGTCAGATTGTAGACCATAAGCATTGAATCCACCCCTCTTTTGGACAGGACCCAGGTAGACATCAATAGAACCTATCTGGTCAGAGTTGAAACTACCAATCTTATACTGGTCAAAGTATGCGTTCTCTGCGAAAACAACCTCACCATTGAAGGTAGTGTCTTGGTTGCCAGCAGGGTCAATTAATAAGTCACCACTTGTAGTGGATATTGTGTTACCAGCGAGACGAATATTACCAGTCTCAATGTATGCTGGATAAATGTTTGTTGTACCAGTGGAGTCAGATAGACCAATACTGGTTGCTTGCTGTGATGATGATGTTGACTGGAAGTTAACATTACCTGTCTCTTGGTCAACTAAGAATACTTCACCAACTCTGAAGTCACCTCTCTGGTCAGTAGATGAATAGAATACTCTACCACCATTAAGTTCTACTGCTTCATTGGCTTGCTGTGCTAACGAACCATCGTTCGTCAAGTCCTTACCAGCACCAATATACATGAAGTTGTGGGCAGTAAGATTTAACTTACAACCATTACCATCAGCAACAGCACCTTTATTACCATAGATGTTAGATGATGCTAATGCTTTGAACTCACATCCAAAGTCACCATAGTCTACAAGTGAAATACCAGTAGCACTATCACCACCATCAGAACGAATATCTTTTACATATCCAGCATCAGTAAATGAGGATGATCCTGAATCTCCATTGAAGTGTAATAATAAAGATGTATAAATGTCAGTTCCATACTCACTTGAAGGAGCAGTGAAGTTACCTGTAAATCTTGCGGTTCCAAGACTGACCCTTACTTCATCTAATTTACCTGTGAAGTAGTCAGATCCAGTACCAGTAGCAGAACCTATGTTAAGAGTTTTTGTGTTTCCGTAATTATTACTATCTGTATATGTACTACCTGATTGAGTACCATTAATGAATAACTTTGTAGAACCGTTATATCGAGCAACAGCAATGTGAGCCCATGTGTCAACGCTTATTGTACCACCAGTAATATGTGTGGCAGCAGCAGATCCAAACTTAACTGTACCACCATCATGCCATAGATATGGACCACCATCTGAAGTAGCACCAGTACGGAAGTCAAGAATACTATTAACACCAGAAACTGAGGTTGGATATACCCATGCTTCTATACAGAAGTTAGCAGTACCAAAACCAAAGTCTTCCTGAGTCTCTATACTAACAAAGTCACCAGTACCATCAAGTGCTAGTGAAGCAGTTCCAAACTTAGGTGTAGTTGTATTAAGAGAAGCGTCAGCATTAGGTGTAAGAGTCTTACCTACCTCAAGTGGAGTAGTAAATTGCCCCTCACCTTTTCCTGTTAGGAAAATATATGTTCCATCATTATTAGCAATGTTACCATAACCTTCTGCTTTCTTATAAGTTACATTACCACTTGTGTTTCCAGTGGTAAGAGCAAAGGTAAAGGTATCAGCAGTTGGGGCACCTGTTACTTGATAATAACCATCAGTAGCAGTACCAGTGATGAAGTCAGCATAAACTCTATCGTTAGTGACAAGACCATGAGCAGTACGTGTAACAGTTACGACATTACTACTTACAGCATAAGTACCTGACTTAAACTGATTCTCTAACTGATAAATCTTTTCGTTAGTAGCAAACGTACCAGAAGTACCAGATAATTTTAATCTTGTCTGTCCAGTACCATGCTTACCTGTAGCACCCTGTACACCCTTAATACCTTCGTTAGCAAGGTATATAAAGGAGTTTTGCCACTCACAACGAATACCATTAGTTAAGTATACACCAACAGAATTAGGTACAAAGAAGGTTACTTCGTTGAATAGTACAGCAGTCTCTAATGAGTTTGAGTTGGATATAGCACCATCTAATTTAGCACCACGTCCAGCATCTCCAGCATCAAATCCATAAGGGTCGGATGCTGATGTAGTTGATCCCTTATTAAGAACGGTAACTCGGTTTATATAAGCACTTCTATCTGAATCCCAGTTGTTAGCACATACAAATGCGTAACCAGTATCATTACCAGAATTATAAATTATATCTTTTACAGTTAAATCTGAGACTGTTGTGTCACCAGCAAGGACCATAAAGTCCACATCATTGGTACCACCAGTCGGCTTTAATTGGGTAGCCCTAAGACCAGCACCCTTAATAGTTACGCCATCAGGTATGTTTAGAGGAGCAGCTTCAGTATACTCACCAGCAGCAATATGAATTATATCACCTGCTGTAGCAACTGTTAAAGCTTTAGCAACAGTTAAAAATGGGGTAGTTGTACTCTTACCTCTATCAGCACCACCTGACAAACTTGAAGAATCTGAACCTGATTTAGCAACAAAGTATGTATTATTTGGACCATTAGTTATATCCGCAGCAAACATTGAGGCAGTAACACTTGCCGTGTTCGGTACGGCATTTGCTATTTCCTCTACTGTTCCGTTATTGTTAACAAAAAGCTTCTTATCCGCTATATTAAGAGCAACTTCCTTATCGACTAAATCAGAAGTCGTCGGTGTTGCGCTTGCCGTCGTCGAGCTTTTGAGTTTGATCCTCGTTGCCATTTATAGCATTCTCTGATGATTGTTGTTGGTTTATAGTATTTAACTGGTTTGTTAAATCTATGACTTTTGCCTCAAGCATAGTATTAGCGAGAGTCAGTTCACCAACTTTACGTTGTAATGTAGAAATAATGATGTTTACATCCATGATTTAAAAGAACGTCAGAACGTACCCCCATCGACGGTATTAGTCCAAACAGGAACACCAGCAGCGGTGACTGTTAAAACTTGATAGGAGGTTGTGGCATCATCACCAGTACCAGGTGATGCCATATTAGCAGCAGCTGTTACCTGCATAGCAGAGGCACCGTTACCATAAGGAACGCCATATTGGGTAAAGGTTGAAACACCTGTACCACCATATTGAACTTCAAGATCGGTATCGAGTTCTAGATCACCAAGTACAACTGTACCACGGTTACCTGTTACTCCAAATACTGTATTGGTATCTGTAGCATTCTCGATGAATGTCCAAGCACCATTTCCATCAGCACCACCTGTACGGTCATAACCGAAGAAACCAAACTTAGCATTAGTACCGTCATGATAGTGTACCTTCACACCTCTATCTAGGCCATCAGAAGCATCGCGTGTTGCGACGATTGATCCACCGCTATCGATGTTTCCTGTGATTGCCTGATCTAAAGTAATTTGCTTAAGACCAGTATTGATAGATTGAATATTTGTTGAGTTTGCTATATTTGTTCCAGTGATGTCATCACCAACATTAAGTCCTACAACACGGTCAACAGTAAGAACTGTATCACCAGAAGTAGCAGCAGTAGTAAGTGATAATGTAACTGTAGGATCACCTAATTCAATAGTAGGATCATTAACAGACATTGAAGCACTGTTGACTGTAGTAGTCGTACCATCAATCTGTAAGTCACCTTTAATAATAACCAAACCCTCTGAATCATTACCAGCAGGGTAAGGGTCGATAATCATCTCAGTACCAGAAGTGGTAGAGAGGATATTACCATCCAACTTTAACTGGTCGATTGTAAACTCACCAGTCTGGTTGATGGTACCAGAAACGGTTTGTGTACCACTGAAGGTTACACCGTTATTAAAGGTAGTTGTTGAGTTAACTGTTAAGGTATCACCAGCAGCAGTACCTATAGTTGCGTCATCATCTACATTCAAATCTTTGATCCATGCCTTAGCACCAACACCTAAACCACCTGTAATTACTACGGCAGCAGTTGTGGTATTGGAAGCAGTAGTGTTATCGGCAAACTTAACCTGAACACCTGAATCGAATTCTTGATCAGCACCAGCCCAACGTAGTTTGTCTAGTGTTGTTTCGTCGTAATAAACACGTGCGTCATTACCAGATCCAAACTTCAGGGGGATGTCGTCTTGGATTAGTAATGCAGCAGCAGCGTTACCACCACTTGATCTTCTTATTTGTACATCAGCGTCAGAGTCATTCCATACAAACTCTATATCGCCAGTAGTACCAAATTCTAATTCCTGACCATCTTGTAAAACAACCTTACCAGTTCCATTGGCAGATATGATTAGGTCAGAATCTGTTGTACTTGTTGTGACTTCATTAGCGTTGATTTGAACATCATCAACATAGAAATCATCAAGTTTCTTATTGCTGTCTACGATCAGAGCACTAGCAGCGGTTGTTACACCGTGTACTTGATCCAGCATGTCGGTGAAATATTTACCACCAACCACTTGAGCAGCACTATTATTGTCTCCAACAAACAGTCTGTCTCCGAGGTTCGCTTGGGTACCTGTCCCAACCGTTAAGGCTAATTCACCGAAATCAACGGTACCTGGAGCAGCTGTCCCCGTACTACGTTTTACCAGTAACTTTGATGCCATCAGAATGTTCCCCCATTAACTGTGATGTTGTTTAGCACATTTGTTGGTATAAATTTTGCTTTTGAGGAGTTGTATACCAATACTCCACCATTCTGTAAACCGCCTTCACTTGTATCTGTCAGGTCAACGTCGGCCAAAGCACCAACTGTTCCACCGCCACCACCAGTGGCGACTCGTGTAACTCTTGGAACTGATTGATCTCCAAATCTTAATCTTGCCATTAGAGTGTGACCCCCTCCAGAACACTAACTGTACCTTCAAGCACTCTGGTCTTTAACCCAGAAGCTGCTGTTATAACAACATCATAAACATATCTGCCTGACTTCATAGCGGTAGTCTGAGCAGCTGATAGAGAAAGTTGGATGCGTCCAGCGGTAACAGGTGTTAAGATAGCAGTTGAAACTGTTGTAGAAGTACTACTTGTGTAATGCTTCTTGATCTTACACGCTGCTGAGTACCCCGTCATATCAAATTCAGTACCGTTATCGTTCTCGACTGAGAAGTCGATGTTGAAATCGGCACCTTGGTAAATCAATAGATTGGATACAGCTGATGCCATGCTCTAGAATTTTCCCTAAAGAGTATTTATCTCAATGTTATTTATTACTGTTTTCTACTAGAACCTTAAGCATATCCTTGAGTTCCGTAATCTCGTCCTTCAGGTCCATAACAGACTTATCTTTTAAGCGAGCTCGTTCCCTTGCTTTTACATAAGCAAGATAACCAGCACTATCAGTATTAATGATAGCGTTGGAATTTGGATCTCTTCCTAGATTCTTATGATCCTCTACTTTAATTAAACCTTTCTCGTCACGAGGGTCTATTTCACCCCTATCATCCTTCTTTGTGAGAATTTCCTTCTCTCGTGACCTTGCGTATGCTTCAAAATCTTCCATTATGCCAATGCAATGATTCTTAAATCTTTGACTCTTGGGATGTACGGTTGATTGTAATTTCTAAGTACGATTTTAAGTTGGAATCCATCATAAGCAGGAGCATCTTCAACGGTAAACTCATAATCTGTCCAGACAAATGGATCATTTTGAGGAACCATGTCTCCACTGTCAGGTATACCAGTAGTATTGAAATATTCAAAATTCAAATCATCAGTATCTCCAGTGTAACCTACAGGTACTAACTTATACATTAAGCAGAGATTAGAGAATTCAAAGTTGTTTGCTGCCAACGCAACCTTAACACCCGTAGCTGAGTTATCAAGTCTAGCGAGTCTAGTGATGTATATAGCAGCATTCTCATCACCTACTCCAGCAGAAGGAGTCCAGTTGTTGATGAGGTTAGCAGTGGTAGTGACACTCATTCTCTGAGTATCAACAACAGGTGATAAGTGACTTGCGTCAGAGAAGAAGTTTAATTCTACGTCAAGTGATTTACCTCCAGACATATTGCTAATTTCATTTTGCTTAGAAGCAATGACCTTAGTAGCAAGGAAGTAATTGATATCATTCAAAGTAATATCTCTGAATGTTGTATCCTTAACGAATGATGTCTCAGCAGTATATCCTGATGGGAATGGACCACATGAGGTTCCACTTGTACCCAATGCTCTAGCACTAATGCTACAGCCAGGTTGTGTCTGAGTTTGTATTTGTGGAGTTAGCACATCCCAAGGTATGTTTTGGGAAATGGTTACACCATCCCCTCCAGCACTGATTGTTTTATGTGCTTTAACTCCAGTAATGTTTAGTCTATATTTGTGTGGACTATTTAAAGAAGTCAGACCACCAAATGTAGATGTATGATGTGTACCGTTAATCTTTGTCAGAGGTATACCAGCAAGGTTATAACACTCTACGGTAGCCTCTATAAGATGAGCAGTACCTGTAGCAGAACCTGAATTAGTAACAGGATCCCAATTTCTACCACTTACAGAAGCAGCATTATGTCCTAAGATATCAATAATCCAATCAGGAGAACCTGTATTGATATGCTCATAAGCTATAATTTCATCACCGATCTTAACAAAGCCTGGGTTTGTATTGGAAACAGCAGGAGCAGCATTACCTGGTCCAGTATTTCCTGAATTTAAACTAGCAGCTTGTGTTGCGTTACCACCTATACAAAGATGGAAGTTAGCAGCATTCTGTACTGTTATCTGTGATACACCTGAAGCAGCAAGAGCAACTTTAAGTGTGGTATCACCAACTTCAGATTTAACACCATCTACAACAACATAGTTAGCAGATGATTGCATACCATGATTGCTATGGAAGACATCAACATATGCCTGATCATCAGTTGTGGCAAAGGCGTTTGGTAGAGCACTTACAAATCCACCATTATTCTCTTCCAGTGTTGCGTTGTTAAGAATCAACTTAGACTGAGCAAGAGTAGTAGGTAGAGTAAAGTCTGCTCTATAGATCTTGAACATCAAGTCTTCAAACTGAGATGGTGTCCAAGTAGAAGCGTTCTGTGATTTGAATAGAACACCGATATATGGCTGCTCAGAGATCTTCTCTCCTGCGTGAGCAGCATCAATAGCATCTTCACCTAGAAGTGAGATGAATACTTTATATTGGTTTGAGTCAGATGTGACAACAATAGCATGTTCCTGTTGATGTCCTATGAATACTGGAGACTCAAATACAAATGTTGTTGGTGTAGAAGCATCTGCTGATGTAACTACGTCAGCTGCCTTCTTGATTACCTTAGAGAATGGAACGATTACCTGTGTTGGGGTACCATTTTCTACGGTACGAATATCAATAGCAACTGGGATCTCAGAATCCTTCTGTTGGAAGAATAGATCGATCTTAGTTAAGAATACACCACCTTCTAAGTCCTCATCTTGAATCAAGAATGTTTGAGCAAGAGGGTCAGACCATAAGGTTCTGTTCTGTGTAAATCTCTGCTCATCAACTTGAGCATTACGTACAGAAATAATAGTTTCCTGCTGAGTCTGGAGAATACCAGTAGCAGAGTATTCTGTCTGAGCACTAGACTCTGATTCACCTTGTACTTGTGAATCATTAGTTGTATCAGATAGACGGAAGATACGTGTACCAGTCTTAAACTTAGGATTAGTAGATACGTTAGGTTCTGGTATAAAGAATGTTCCCTTCAGGAATCCAGCACCATCTGTAATTAATCTTCTCTCTTTAACTTTCGCACGAGCACCTGAAGACTGTCCAACCAAGATCTCATTAGGGATTGGGTTGCCAGAATAAGCTCCGAGAGCTTGAGCAGCGAGAGCGTTAGTGTCAAGATTAATCCATGCCAGGTTGGCAGTGTAATCTGAAACTGAGGAAATACTTGTACCTGTGTATGGGTTTGTATTGTGCTCATGGTTAGGTTCCAAAATTCTTAGTGTACATCCAGATGTAAGACCTTTAACTGTCTCACCAACCTGGAAAGGAGTTGAGTTAGTATCAGAATCATCATTAGGATTCTTAGTTACCTCAAGAAGTTTAGGAGTGATATATGCCTTAACATCTACACCATCAAAGAAAGCATAGAAACGTGTCCTTGGCTTGAGTTTCTCACCCTTAAATTCAATGTTCCTAGAACGCATATTTTGAATATGCTCAACAGATACAATCCTGTTACCAAGACTCTGTTGTTCAATAATAGGTGTAATACTATGGCGAATACCAGTTCTTGACTGATCTGTTCTAACTCTTGAGAATCTCTCAGTTCTGGTACGTCTGTTCTTACCTTTACCTGTTGTGACTTGACGTGTCTGCCATACAGTACCAGACCATGTTGTCTGCCATGAACCCCACTGAATAGGTGTTAGACCATTCTGATCAGCACCAAACTCTCTAACAGTTGTCATGTAGTTACCTTCTACAACTGGTCCTTGGATAGCAGCGAGTGTCTTAGTGTCTACCCAGTCATCAGTTTCTGGAGTTAATTTAATATCTCCAATGAAAGTAAAGACGTTGAATGGGTTTACATTCTCTAAAGCAGAAGCATAAGGTTGATCAACCAATACTAAGTCAGTATATGGTAGTGTTACTAGATCACCTGTTTGTTGAATATTAGTAGAGGTGGAACTAACAATCAGAGGAAGGTTAGTTGTATAGTGGGAAGGACGTAAATGACCCTCATCAAAGTCAACTGATACTCTATAGTCAGGGTGGAATGTATCACTGGTTGCTAGTGACGCAAAGTTATCAACGATAAATCCATTCTTAAATCTATCCATACCATTGCTATCTCTAACAGCAAAGGTAGCAGTCTCAGCTTCTAGTAGTGATAACTGTGTATAGTATTCAAGAGTCTTGATTCTGTGCTCAAGCTGTTGAATATCTCTAAATGTATATCTCTTAAAGTTTGTCTGTGTGATAGTGACATCTTCATCAATATCAAAGACATAAGGTTGAATAGTAATAGTTGCCAGAAGCATAGCGTCTTCTGGATCAGATGGTTCGACAGGAGTCTCAGATGGTTCACCCTTAGCAATGATAATCTTATTATCTTTATTCATGCTAAGTTTGTCTATTCTACCTAGGTAATACTCATAGGAAAGAATAGTGGTATCTGCCTGTCCTGGTAGACCTACAAGGTTACCAGTGAATGCTCTAGTACTGAAACCAAAATAATCATTAGAAGAATGTAAGAATGGTGATAGCCTTGTACCTGACCCTGAGATGGCAGCAGGAACCATTGGACGGAAGTCTAAACCGTTTCTTAATGGAATTGTACCAAAGGTAGGTATTTCTTTATAATCATCAGAAGAATAGGAATCAACACTATAGAATCCATCTCCAGAAGTTGTGGAGAATCTATCGAAGATAACTAAGATTCTACGTGTAGGAGCAGCATAACCAGACTTCCTTACAAGTCTAGAATAATCATAATACTGTTCTCTTTGACCATTATCTAAGTCAAACGATGATGTGATATTAGCACTACCAGTTTTAATGGTTCCAAGAGTAATCTTACCACTAGCATCAGGAGTAGATATACCTTCCTCTCCAGAGAAAGCATTCTTATTCAACATTACATAGTACACTGTGGTACTATCAAATGATACGATCTGTGCTTTAGCACCAGATTCAGCACCTGTTAATATATCACCTATCGCAAAATTACCTATAAGGTTACTATAACCACAGTTAGGTATTACAGGATCATCAGAATTAGATGACTCATATACAGCCTTCAGTGAGAATACATCAGCACATCCAAGAGATATAAACTTATCTTCTAATCTATGTCCATAACCAGCAGTAGTTTGTGTTAAACCATTAGCACTAGCACCATAAGTATGATCGACTCTAAGCACCTTCATACGCTCAGTAGTCTTTGCTTTCGCAGTTCTATTACTTGAGTATACAGTTGCTATAACAATAGCAGCTGAAGTACCAGCATTTAATCCAGTGATAGAAGCACTAGCATCACCTGGGTTAGAAGTGGTTGCTATACCATTACCTACGGTGTAAGAGGTACCCGCATTGGTTCCAGCAGTGGCAATGACTTGGAAGTCATCTCCATCTGTGGGATCTCTGAAGGTAAGATTAGATCCTGCAGAGAGGGAGAATGCTCCTCCAGTAACGGATACTGAATAGGACTTTCTGAAGTATCCGAGAGGGGCAACAGAACTACCAGAGCTGTTAGTGGAAGTAGACTTAACGGCAGCTTTCGGAATTGCCGATATAAGTGTTCTCTTTTGAGCTTCCCTAATTTGTGGTCTGAGTAATGTGATGTTTCCACTGATTGCTCCATCGTTTAAATTATTTGAGGTGATCCTTTCAATAGCGATCTCACCAGCATTTGTTATGCTAGTGACTCTAACCTGATGTGACAAGTTATTGTTACTGATAGCAAGTACATCATTCTTCCTCAACTGTGCTGAGAAATTAGATAGACTAGCAGTTAAAGTAGCAGTTGCGTTACCAGATGTACTGCTTAATACAGGAGCATTAGCAGCTACAGTTGATCTAAGATCTAAATCTATATCAGCAGTAAATCCAGCCTTATAGAATGACTTACAGTCAGTAAACTGATAAGAAGTAACAGCACTGATAGTAGCAATACTGGCAGTAGGATTCTCTTCTAAAGCAATAGTCTCATTAACTGCGAAGTTACCAGTCACCTGTTCAAAGGTAACAGAAGTAACAGTACCATTGGTCCTAGAATATCCAGTAGCACCAGATGTCATACCAACATACTTCTTATCTCCTACTATAGCAGTACTACCAATAGTAACAGTTGTAAACAGATCAACATCTGCTAAAGCAAGTTGATATTTTGTAGCAGTAGTATCTCTAGCACCACTCTCAAATGAGAATCCAAAAACTCTTGCTTGTCCTATGGTGTCACCATTTGCGTTACCACCAGTAGCAATCTTCTCATTATGTAAACTAACAGTATCATATAATTGAACACCACCGAACAGATTACTAATCAGAACATAGTTACCAAAGTCTGAAGTAATAGACTGTGAATCAGCAGCAGTAAATGTGCGGGGCTTGTCCGAATCCTTAAATGTATTTGCTAGTTTCTCTGTTCTATAACCAGAAACATAAGCAGTACCTGGAGAGACTTGTACAGCAAGCTTATCCTCAGTAGGTGTAGCACCATCCTGTGTGGTCTGATCACTGGTAAAGACCCCATTATTAAATGCGTCGTTAAGGTTCTCCCTTACGTCAACACTAAATCTCTTGACATAATAGTCACCAGACTCTTCTTTAGTTCTAGTGGCAAGTATATCATTAATAAACCCAAGATCACTACGCTCAACTTTCTTCTCAATCTTACCAACGTTAGTACGTAAGAGTTCAATAAAGTCAGCAGAGTTAGGATCAGCAAGTGCTTTCTTAACTAGGGTTAGGTTGATTTTAAATCTATCTGCACCTGGTGCTGAGAAGTTTGTGCTACCTATAGCATTGTCATATAGGGTAGCATCCTCATCAGCAGTTATAATTCTCTCTTCTACCTTAAGTCCAACCTTATAAGATGGAGTATTAGAATATTGATCAAGTATTAAAGTCTGCTCTGCTACAGGTACAAAGTATCCACGAACAAAGTAAACACCTTTACCAATGTTGGCAGTAGAACCAACAGCAGTACTATTAGAGTTTAATAGTTGAGCAAGGGGAGTACCAGCAACAATAGTAGAGGTACTATAAGTAATATCTTCCTCACAAGTTAATATCTCACCAGCTTGGAATACACTGGTTACATTATCATCTGCTTTAGTTAGATAGGTAATATAGAATGAAACATATCCACGAGTTGACTCTGTAGAACTGATTGAAAAATTAACTCTAGCACGGATGTTTGAAGTGGCACCCTTCACAACCTTGCCGTTAAGTGAATCTCTATACAATTCTAAAGGTAGGTTCAGATAGTTATTCTGAACTAAAACAACAGGATAATTCCTATTAAGTGTAGTACCACCAGGTACCACCATACTACCCTCTTTATACACACCTTGACCAAACGTGTCTATCTGGTTCTGTAGGAGTGATTGGAGTGTAGTTAGTTCTCTTGCCTGTACTGGAAATCCAGGCTTAAACAATACCTTTAAAAACCCTTTGTCGTCATCAAAGTCGTCAAAATAGGGAGATATGTTTAGATTCGTATTCTGTGCCATTTAGAATTCAATTACTACTTTGAGCTCTTCGTTCTGATCCGCAGATCGGGTTATTGGGTTCCTATTGTCTATGTAGAGGATTTCTCCAGAGTTGATTTCAACCTCTCCGTTAGCATATCCTTCAACAAATGAAAGACCTAGTTCGTATACAGATACACCAATAGTGATCTGTGTAACTGGGTTTTGTGATGTACCAAATGTCTGGTTAGGAGTAGCAGTTATAAGGTTTGATGAGGTAATCTCATAGTTACCACTGAACTCAACAATATTTCCAGAAGTTAATCCATCAGTTGAATCTTGATAATAACGCAATACTTTCGTAGTCGAATCATAAGAAACAATATATCCCTTAGCATTTGTGGTATTCTGTGTGATAGTAGTACCAGCAGTAAAGGTTCCACTAGGCATACCAGTACCAGACTGAGGGAAGATCATTGCTTTAATAGCAGATCTTGTATTCTGATCAGATATTGTAGTAGTTTTATAATCATATGGATTAAGTACCAAACCAACTCTACGGAATGTAAGGTCAGTTGGGAAGTCAACGAAAGCAGTAGATGTCTCTAGTTTGGAAGCAAACATAAGACGGTAAGCACCAATCTCTCTGATAACATCTGCACCATGTCCACCATTAGGAGGGATAATGACATCAAGGTCAGCACCCGATCCACCAGCTCCAATGTTAGGGATTAATCCAACATCAATAGTACCGAAACTATACTTAGATCCAGAGTTAGTAACAGTAACGTTAGTTACAGATCCAGACTCTACCGTAACAGAAGCATATGCTTGAGTTCCACCATTGATTGACCAGTCACCACGAATAGGTACGTTAGTGTAGGTATCATTGTTATAACCCTGACCAGCATTTTCAATAACAACAGTATCAATAGATCCAGCACCAGCAGCAGCTTGTACTAGAGAATTCTCAATTACAGGAATAAACTCTGTAGTAACGAATTTTAGAATATTATCAGCGTCAATAGTATACATATACTTCCAACGATACTTATACTCAGATGAGTCGTTGGTTTCAATAACTGTGGTTGATGTTCCTGTTGGTTGAATCAGTGAGGGTCTTCCTCTAGGGTATGTGGGAGACTGACCATTGTACAAGCATTTGTACACGTTGAAGTCAGAGTTCATCACATAGAAGTTTGAATCATATAGACGAGTAGCACCATTGGCAGTAGTCTTAGCAGGACTGTAATCTGGTTTGTACATAGAATATGTACGTCCAGTACCACCAGTTGTTTCAGTGGGATCAATCCAATCTACTCTAGGTACAACGAGAGAAGTATCAGTAATATCTACTCGCTTAAAAGCAACCGAATCACCATACGTCTGTCTATGATATGTGAATGAGTCAATAGGCTCATTAGTAGGTGGGGAATCAGGATTACCCCAAGCTTTCGGACGACCAACAAACAAATAAACTTTGTTTGCGTCCGAACCAGTGCTACCGAGAGTGTTTCTAAACGCCTCGGCTGCGTAAATTCTAAATTTGTCGGTTACAAGTGCCATCAGACAAGGGCTTTATAGGTTATTTATACGGTGTAGACACGAACTGTTGGAAGAATCTGTAGATTCTGTCCACTAACAGCTAGTGCTACTGGGATCTCAACCGTGAAGGTCGTTGCTCCCGTTTTCTTTATCTTATAAGTTCCATCTAAATCTGTACCAGAAACAGTACCAGATAAGAATTGAATGTATACTTCCTCACCAGTTTCACGATTGTGGTTAGCAGCCATAGTAGCAGTAACCTCACTCATTTTATAGGAAGTCTGGATACCATTAGTCCAAGCATCACCACTCTTAATCACAGAGGAATAAGTTCCAGTTTCAACATTGATAACGTGTCCAACACCTAACGATGGACCCGTATCTTGATGTCCTCTACCATTGGTAGTAACTGTAAACTGGTTAGTTGAGTAATCAACAGAACCATATAGGATTCTTTCAGCACCCCATACAGATTCAACAGCATTCCAATATGGAATTAATATCTCACCCTGGGATGGGAATCCAATTCCAGCATTATAATAAGCATTAAGAACATTAACTGTAGTATCAGTTGCTGTTAAAGAAGCATCCAAATGAGTTGTATACAAGAAGTTGACATTAGATATTGCCCTATCCCTCTGTGTTCTTTCAAGTGCTATAGGATGATATGCTGTAGCAGAAGGAACAGTATTATAATCGGATCCACCCTCTAGATTGGTTACCGCTATAACTTGACCACTACCTACAGATATTTCAGTCTGTGCGAAAGCACCAGTTCCACCACCACCATTGAATAGTAGGTATGGAGCAACTTCATAATTAGAACCTGGATTAGTGATAATCACGTCAACGACCTTACCACCAGAAATTACAGCAGTAAACTCAGCAACAGTTGGTCGTAGTCCTGTATACTCATATGTATCTAATGAGGAGGAACTAGCAACAGTAGCAAGTGTACGTATGTCTCCCTCGGACTCAATCTGTAGTAAATCACCAGGGTCAATACAGTTGTAAGTATCTTCAGTTACTATATCAAGATTAGATCCAGTATAGATTAGAATTGATACGTCAGTACCTGATCTAGGTGCCTCACTAAACTCAAGGATAGAACCATTAAGAGTAAAGGCAACTTCAGGTTCCTGATATATTCCATTCAAGAACATAACAATATTATTTGCTGTTACAACTTCTGTTGAATCAGATTCAAGTGAGAATGGTTGATCATTCTTCTTAAGGATAAATGTCTTTCTAGTTCCATTAAAGTATGGTGAAAGATCATCCATATCCTGTAACTGTCCAACATAGAAGCAGTAGAAGTCCATATTACCCTTAGGAGCTTCCAAGAAGGTAATAGTAGATGGTGTGCCTGTATATGTGTAAGAAGTAGAAACCTTCTGTATAGTAGAGTTCAAGAATAATAAGAATCTATCATTAGCAGGTAGGTTATATCCAGTACCACCAACAGTAGCAGCAAACTGTGTAGTAACTCCATTAAAGGTTACTGTGTCAACTTCAACCTGGAAGGAATTTGTGACTGTACCACCAATATCAGCAGCATTAGCACCTAATACATCAGTATCTTGATATCCATCTCCACCAGAAACGAGAGCAACATCTGTTACTGCTCCAGTTAGTCTGCTAAGACCACCACTAGCAGCAGTAGCAGGTGTACCACCACTAATTGATACAGCAGGGGCAGAATTATATCCTTTACCTGTAGTTTGTACATCAATCCTTTCTAAGTATCTTCCAACAGTAGCAAAAGCAGTAGCTGTAGTTGTAATAGTATCAGCAGCGTTCTTAATGATTTCAACTGTTACATCATCATATCCAAATCCAGCCTCAGTTACGGTAATACCAGTAAGAGCACCAGCAGCAACAGCAGCAGTGGCAGTAGCACCTGAACCAGTATTAGATGTAATCTTTACAGTAGGTACATTGTTGTATCCAGCTCCTGTTGCGATAAGATCAATCTTCTTGATATATCCTTCGTCAGATAATATTGGAACAAGAGTACCAGCAGTAGTAGGTGTACCACCACTTACAGATATAGTTGGTGCAGTTTCATAACCGTCACCACACTGACCTACCGTTCTTGTAATTCCACTGAAGTTACCCTGATGTATAGCGGTATATGCTAGATCCATCAAAGTATCTACAGAAGCCTGTACATGAGTACATCCCCACTGTCCATTCAAGACAGCACCAGAATCAGCACTTAAGAATGTGTGGTTATATGATCCACCTGTTATTACAGCACCTGCTGAAGCACTCTTAAACTTATGAGCATGGTTTCCACCAGTAATGATACTATCAGCTAGAGCAGATACAAACTGATGTGGAGATACATGAGAAGATATACCAACATCTAATGTAATAGTAGTAGCAGACACCGCTGAAATATTAACAGCATGATCGAATGATCTGTCACGCTTCGCTCTAATTTCTGCTCTCTGAATAGAGTTAGATACAGCAGAAGCAAATGTATGATTAGAAGATATGCTAGAAGGAATAGTATCTAAGACTTGAATATCGAAAGTATGTTGTGTTACATTAAAGATCTCAACGAATCTACCACTTAGAGGGTCTCTTACATTGATAGCATTAGTAACACCAGATACAAATGTATGAGCATCAGTGTTAGTAGAAGGTATTGTATCTAATACCTGTACAGTAAATGTATTAGCAGTCTTAGCATGAACCTTTAACCACTTACCACTAGCATAGTCAGTATTACGTGGGTATGACTTCTGAGCAGCAGCACCTGAAGCACCACCAAAGTTACAACTGAATGTTATAGCACCGTCGTCAAATAAAACCTCATCACCAACATTAATAGCATGGTTGACAGTTGTTGTAACAACCATTAAACCTGTAGCAGGATCGTATGTAGATCCACCAGCAGCAGTATATTCTGCTCTAGTTCCTCTAGGATAAGCAGTACCAGATCCCTCTGCTAATCCAACATTAACTGTAATTGTTGTTACATCTACATCAGTAATAGCGAGTGTAGCACCATTAGCAGGGTCTGTTGCTCTTGGATATGTGTGGTTAGTAGCATGAGAGTCTGCGTCACAACTGAATGTTAATGATCCAGAAACGATCTGTACAGTATTGGAAGTTGTCAGTGAGTGACTACCAATAGTCAATACTAATGTACCGAGAGTTGGATTGTAATCAGCATTACTTACGTTATATTGTTGCCCTAAGTTATCACTTACAGCGTTGTTAGCAACACCACCTTGCCATGTATGAACACCTGATCCATAGTCACACTTGAATGTTATAGCACCATCGTCAAGTTTAACCATATCACCATTTTCCATACCATGACCAGAAACAGTCAAGGTCATAATACCTGTTGTGCCACTATAAGAAGCATCAGTAGGTGTCATTCCTGTAGGAGATACCCAAGTATGAGTTGTAGTATTCGTAGATGGTTGAGTTGCTAGAACTTGTACATCAAATGCGTTATTAGAAGCATTACTTACCTGAATCCACTTATCATAGAATGGATCAGTTACTCTAGGGTATGTGTGATTACCAGAATCACCATGAGTACATGTAAACTTGAAGCTATCCTTAGCTAACTTGATCCAATCACCATTGCGTAATCCATGTCCATTGCTGGTTACACTCATTACACCTGTTGTTGGGTTATAAGCAACAGCACTTGCCTGGTGTCCATCAACGATAGATCTAGGATAAGCATGGTTAGAAGCATCAGCATCCTCATCACATGTGAAGGTAACAGCACCTTCTAGCATCTTAACTGTAGTACCAGTTCTTAACTTATGAGCACCAATGGTGACTTCCATAGTACCAGCAGCAGCATTGTAAGTAGCAGCTGTTGGAGTATGAGTAACCGTTGGGGTCTTACCTACATCAAGAGTAATACGATCAGGAGTTGCTTCAACAATCTGAAGTGCTGTATCATATGCTCTGTCAATCTTTTGTGTGACACCACCTGAAGTGGCACTTACGAATGTATGGACTGTAGTATTAGTTGAAGGTAGAGCATCAAGAACCTGTACATCAAATGTATTAGAAGTGACGTTACTTATCTCTAACCAAGCACCACTTACAGGGTCTGTTGATCTTGGATACGTATGATTACCAGCACCTTCAGTACAAGTAAAGGTTAATGAATCATCTGCGAACTTAACGAAGTCTCCAGAAACCATTCCATGATCATTAATAGTAGATGTTAATATACCTGTTGTTGGATTGTAACTAGCATCAGTAACTGTATGTGTTATAGTTCCTGTTCTTGGATAAGCATGGTCAGTAAAGTGATCATCCATATCACAAGTCATTGTGATAGAACCATCAGCAAGTTTGATAGTCTGTCCTTTAACAGTGATACCATCAGCAAGAGCAGATACGAATGTATGAGCAGTTACGTTAGTAGAAGGTGTAGAATCTAAAACCTGTACTGTAAATGTATCTCTAGTGATATTTCCTACAGTAATCCACTTCTGACTTACTGGATCAGATGCCCTAGGATATGTCTTAGTACCAGCACCATGAGTACATGTAAATGATAATGAATCATCCTTAATCTTAATCTCATCAGTAGAAGTTAGATTATGATCAGGTACAGTCAATGTCATAATACCTGTAGTAGGATTATAAGCAGCAGTCTCTACAGTTAGTATTCTCTGAGGTCTAAATCCATGAGGTAATATGACTGAATTTGCCTTAGAAGACTTCCAAGTATGAGTATGATCACCACCACTAATAACACCAGCAGTAGCAGTAAATCCAGGCTTCCATCTATGAGTTGTGGTGTTAGAAGAGATACCGACATTAACGTTTATAGTTGTATCAGTAACTGCTAGAATTTCTACAGCATTGTTATATGCCCTATCCTTCTTCTGTTTAATTCCATCAGTAGCTGCTGTGTGGAATGAATGAACAGTAGCATTAGTACATGGAACGTTCTCTAAGCACTGAATATCAAATGTAGTTGCGGTTGTATTAGATACTTGTACCCACTTGCCAGATATAGGATCTGAAGGACGAGGATAAGCATGTGTACCACCACCTTGTGTACATGTAAATGTGAGAGCACCATCATCTAACTTAACCCAATCACCATCTCTCATTCCATGGAAATTGACGGTTATAGTAACAATACCTGTTTGTGTATTAAAGGAAGCATTGGTAGCTGTATGTGTTTCAATAGTAGATCTAGGATATACATGATCACCACTATACTGATCCTGATTACACTGGAATGTTAATCCACTAAGTTTTACAGTTTGACCTACTTTGAGTAAATGGTTACCAATAGTCAAGTTCATGATACCAGTATTAGGAGTATACTGGGCATTAGTTACATCATGAGTAACCTGAGGTGATTTACCTACATCCAATACTATGTTATTACCAGATACATCCTCAATCTTAATTGGTTTGTTATAAACTGGATCTGTAAGTCTAGGATAGGCATGATCAGTAGAATCCTCATCCATATCACAGGTAAATATCTGTGAACCAGGAGCGAGTAATACATGCTCACCTTTTATCAAACTATGAGAACCAATATTAAGGGTCATTAGTCCTGTAGAAGGAACGTAACTACCCGCAGTTGGAGTGAAACTGGTATTTACTATCTGTAGGTCTAAATGACCTGTAGTGGGGTCATATGACCCGTCAGTGACGTTGAAAAGAACCTGAGGTGTACTTCCTACGTTAACAGTAATTGTTGTACCTGTTACTGCTGTAATAGGAATAGATTTACCGAATGCGAAATCAGTAGATCTAGGATAAGCATGATGAGTTATGCTATCATCCATAGCACACTTAAACTTCAATGAACCATCAGCAATCTGTATGCGACTACCAACCGTTAAAGTGTGTGATCCAATGGTTAATTCTAGTAGACCATTAGCTTGTGTATAAGTTGCTGCTGTAGGAGTGAATGAAGCAGTCTGAGTTGTAGAATACGCTGTAATAGAAGTATCCTTAAACTGTTGCTTATCGGTAAGATTTAGATGGTCATATGTATCGAAAGATTCATTATTAATTGCTTTAAGCACCATTTGACGTGCTTCTTCAAATACGTACTTAGTCTCTGTCTCTTCACCAGAAACATGGTTTCCAACGAAGTACATATTGATAGTATCGTATAATATGTGGTTTCCACCGAATGCTATATTGACACCAACTGCTTGTAGAACATCAACAGTATCTGCCTTACATTGGCTAGGACCAAGACCAGGAACAGTAAATCCAGTAGGAGCAGTTCTAGTGAACGTACTCATAGAATTAGTATTAACTGCTACTTCAATGATATTCCAAAGAGTATCAACTGTAGAACATACAGTAGCACAAGGATTACCAGATAGTCTTGTTAAACCACCATCATATTTCTGAGTAAGACCATGTGTACCTTGTACAGTAACAGCATTTTGCTTAATGACTTCTTGTGCTATCTTATTTGCTTCACGGAAAGCATAGATGGTATGAATCTCTTCACCAGCAACGTGAGCACCATCAACGTAATACTTAGCAGCATCATATACCTCACTATTACCACCAAACTTCATGTTAATAGCAATAGCTTCTAAGCAGTCAACGACATCATCTACACAGTCCTGACTATCTCCTGTTGGTTCAACAAATAGAGTAGGTTCTGTCTTAGTGACATGTACCATTAAGTCAGTATTAATAGCAGTCTCGATGATAGTCAATAAGGTGTTAATAGTGTTCTTAACTGTGACACAACCATCAAAGATATAAGTAGTATCTTCTGTATACTGAGTATATCCATGACTTCCACCAACTGTAACTAACTCATTAGTCACAACCTTATACATCAAGTTCCTTAACTGACCTATAACAGCAAGAGTTTGTTGCTCCTCACCAGCAATAACACTACCACTCTCATAAGCACCAGTGTAGAAATAAGCAGCATCATATACCTTGTTATTAGCACCATGTACTAAGTTAAATGATACAGCATCTATGATATCAAGAACATCATCTACACAATCTTGAGGTGTATATCCTTGAGCATGAGTATATCCAGGATAATCAATAGTACTGAATAAATGATATGCTTCCCATGCTAGAAACTCTCTATTTCCTTGTAGTAAGTTGTAAGCATCTAACTCTCTACTTGAAGGTATAGTGTAAGGTATATCATTATGCATTCTCTCCACTGCTTCCTTAGCAATGAAATCCTTGTTCATGAGAATTAGGTTTGCCCCATCTGCTACTCTATTATCAGTAGGAGTACCATACTTGTTAAGTAGACCAACAGCAATATCAGCAATTATCTCAGCATTATTATTGATCAATACACGAGCATCAGCATACTGGTTATTGACGTTGTGAGTAGCACCCTCAAGAACATTCGTGACTGTAATATTACCAGTTGCTCCAGTACCAGTGTTACCTCTCTTATTGATTAAAGATACACCGCTATATGTACCAGGAGTATATCCTGAACCTTGATAAAGACCATCTGCTGTATCAAGAGTAGCAATAACATCACCAAACTGATCTAACTGGAAGTTTGTAGAAATATCATTTCTCTTATAGTACATTATGATACACTCAGAATCCTCTTTAGGAGCTTCACTGAATGTAATTGTACTACCACTCAAACTATATGACTCAGGGTTCTGGATAATACCATTAATAGAAACCATAAGCATATTCTTATTAATTGGTGATACCGCAGCATCCCTATATCTGGTCTGGAAGTCAGTAGTCTCACCATCAAATCTAAGTCTGAGTTTATGCTGATTAGAAGTGGATAGACCAGTTAACTCTACTGGATATCCAGCAGAAGCATATGCTTTAGACTGAGCAAGTTTAATATTATTATCATCAACCTTAATTACATAGTAATTGTCAGAATCTTGAATCTGTTTTCTAACCTTAGTAGCAGGAGTTACATTAACAGTAATTGTATTCGCAGCAACAGCACTGATATTAAGAGTCTTACCACTTACAGGGTCAGTAGCACGAGGATAAGCATGGTTAGTAGCATGATTGTCCTTATCACAAGTGAATACTATTCCACTATTAGCAATGGTAATGGTATTAGCAGTTGTAAGACTATGAGCACCAATATTGATGACCATATCTCCAGTTGCGGGATCATAGGTAGTACCAGAGGCAGCCGTATACTGGCTAGTACCATCTGATATAGCATTTGTGACACCACTTACAAAGGTGTGGACACCTGTAGCAGAAACATACTTATGAACAGATGTATCGGTGCTTATACCAACGTTAACTGTGAATGTATTCTTAGTAATCTGAAGAATTTCCAACCACTTACCACTAGCAGGGTCAGTTGATCTTGGATACTTATGCTCTGTAGCATGATTATCATAAGCACATGTAAGTATGAAGGTTTCATCTTCAAACTGTACGTACTCACCTAATTCAAATCCATGATTTGCTACAGTTACAGTGAATAGACCCGAAGCAGGTAGATAAACAGCATTAGTAGCACCATGTATGGTATAACCAGCAACGGGAGCACCAGTTCTTACATTAGGATATGTTCCAACGTTTCTTTCAGGTATACTTGATGGATTATCAATACCTTTCCATATAATCTCAGCAAGAGTATCAATAGAAGCCTGTACATCAGTACACTTAGGTGTAGTATCTTCAGTAATTGTTGAATCTGCGTTAGGAAGTAGATTCTGTACTGCCTGTTTACATAGATCTCTAGCATACTGAATAGCAGCAATAGTCTCAGTCTCCTCTCCAGCAATATGATATATGGCATTTGCTGGTTCAGTCCTAACAACATGATTCATATTGTCATTTGCTATGGCAGTAGTAATGATTGCCATTTGAGTAGTAAGAGCAGACTCAACTAAAGAACATGCTCCTCTATTACCACCAGTCTTAGCAGTCCTAGTTACATTCTGATGATCCAGAGGTGTAGTAATAGCATTAATAACGATATCATATAAAGTAGTTACAGTTGCCTGTACAGCAGTACACTTATCATCAGGAGGATCAACAGTAATACTATTATCAATTACCTGACCTGTCATATCAGATACTGTCTTATTCTGTAAAACAAGATGTGTGATTAATTTTGCTTGTTCAAAGGCATATGCTGATTCAGCTTCTTCGCCAATAACAAATCCACCTGTTACATAGTAGTTTGCAGCATCCCAGACACCATCATTACCACCACGAGCAAGGTTCTCGACCATTACGTCGATAAAGTCTCTAATATCATATTCACACTCAATCCTACCACCAGTAACAGCATGAGAAGGATATTGTGTCTCCATCCTGTCTACAGCAGTCTCAGCAATCTGATTCTTATTAGCAAGGATTAAAGTTCTAGCATCAGCAACCTTATTATCAATAAAACCATCAGTATCAAATGTTATTGTACTGTCAAAGAACTGCTGCTGAGTAGAATGTGCTAGTGTCAGAGGATAGTTCTGCATTACCTTGATAGCAAGGTCTCTAGCATGGTTGAAACAGACGTTAACTTCAGTTTCTACAGAATCAACATGGTTACCATCAACATAATACTTGGCACCATCATATACTTCACTGTTACCACCATATGTCATGTTATAGCAGATTGCTTCTAATACATCGATGATATCATCGTAACAATCTTGATCAGAACCATTATGTACACTGAAAGCAGGGTAATCCACCTTCATCATACCTAGTGCTTCCTCAGCAATTAATTGCTTATTCTTAAGGATAAGGAACTTAGCATCAGCATACTTATTACCTAATACACCAACACCGCCAATATACTGATCTACAACATCCCATGAGAATGAGTTACCACCATAACGTAAGTCATTAGTCCAGTTAACAACACAGAACCTAATATCTCTAGAACACTTAGCCTTGTCATAATCTGGTTTAGTACCATCTGTTAAAGCAGGATATTGTGCTTCTAACCAATCAGAAGTGGTATCTACAATATAATCAATATTAGCAACTATTAGATTTCTAGCATCCTGATACCTATCAGAGAGTACACTATAATTAATCTTTTGACCAGTAATGAAACCATGGTTGGTTATAGTAAACTGGTTATTAGCTGTCGAAACTATAGAAGAACTAGACCCATCGAAGGTAACTGTTCTATCTTGTATCTTATCAAACTTATCTACAACAGCACTTAGAATCTTTCTAACATCCAATAGCTGCTTACCACTAATCTGAACATTAGTTGGAACAAGAGCAGTATAATCTGGTTTACCTAAGAAGAAGTTCTCAATTCTAGACAACTTACCAGAGTTAGAAGCAGATGGCTTCGGAGTAAAGTATGTTGTACCATTGAATGACTGATCCTCATCACCCTCTCTTGGTTCCCACCAACCTGCTAGGTCTGGGTTAGATAAGTTCAGATAAGACTTCCTACGATACCTCTTAAAGGTAGATTGTGAAATTATTTGAGTACCTAATACCTTAAATCCAGCTGGGTGAGCAGATGTCTTAAACTGATTCTTCCACTCTTTAACATTAACAGGTGAATTAACAACATATGAGAACTCCTGATACCTATCAGAGTCATATAAACGCTGTTCATTAAGATCAAGAATACCAGTGGTTCTCTTGAACTCAGCAGTAGCAGTAGCAATAGGAGATACTGTAAAGTTCGCTAATGCTCTATCAAATTCATGGATTTCACCAAATGCTTTAGTCTGTAAACCAAATACAGGTTGTCCTGCTAAGAACTCACCTTGCTCAATTTCAACAGAGAGAATCCTACCTTTAGAATCCCAGTTCTTGACTGTACCTACAGCAGAGAATGAATCGGTAGAAGTACCTTGATATAGTTTCTCACCAACAGAGAATGTTGCTGGTTTCATGGTAACAGTTATACTATCACCTAGGTCAGTTGTAGTTAAATTAAATGTGGATGTTCCACCTGGTCCAATGGTAGGTACACCAGAGATTGTAATAGTAGTTGGGTTAACACCTTGTGAATCACTAAAGGTAGATGCCAACTTAATCTGGTTATCTGCTAAACCATTAGCAATAGTTTGAGCAACAGCATAATAAGTAGTATTCTCTAGTAAAGGAGCTGGTAAACCACCATCTACCTCAACTAACTTAACTTTTGTTCCTGTAGGAATCTTAGTGTTATATGGGAAGTTAAGAGTACTATTAGACTGTAAAGGTACAAAGGAATGAGTCATCTTTGCCTGTACAGCAGGAGTAGATGAATATCCCTTACCTGGATTGATTACCTCAATACCCTGAATAACTTCGTTATCAATAACAGCATCCAGAACTGCACCGCTTCCACCTCCACCAACGAGCTCGATGGTTGGCTTAGTAACGAAGGAGAATCCTCCATCCGTAACAGTGAAGAAGTCAACGATTTGAGTTCTTGTGAGTTGTAAGTTATAAGTCGTGTTAACGGCAGGTTTGAGGGTTCTATCATGTGAGTAGTTGTAAGTAATATTATCACCACCCAAATTGATAACCTTACCCAAATCAGTAGACTTCAATAGGATAGAAGCACCTGTTCCTAAATTTTGTTTAATGGTTATGATAGGTGGATTTTGGAATTTAGTTCCAGCATTTTCTATAATAACTTTCTTAACAGTCTCATCAATGATCTCTGCTCTCAGAGAAGCATTAATTCCAGTACCACCAGATATCTCAACTTCAGGAGCAGATAGATAACCTGAACCAGAGTTAGTTACAATTACCTCATCAATAGAAGCATTAATAGTAGTAGATGTAACTGCCTTTCTAACAAATGTCAATGACTCTACTTTAAGTACAAAGTCATCAGCAGATCCACCACCAGTGATCTTCTCACCATTAATAGTGATTAAATCACCAAGAGCATAAGCATTACCACCAGTAGTTACAGTTGCTGATGCTACATCTTGGTTGCTATCAATAACAATAGTAAATTCAGAGTTATCTCCACCAGTAGGAGCAACAGATTCTTGTGTTACACCAGTGTATGTACCAGGAGTAAAGTTAGCAGATGTATTCTGACTGTTAATACTTACAGTAAGTACACCACCATACCAAGGATCATCAATATAAACAGTTGGAGCAGTCCTATAGTTACTTCCACCGTTGTTAACAGCAATAGTCTGTATCTGTCCAGTTTCAGGACCAGTTGAAGGAACAACAGCAGCAACCTGCGCCTGGGTACCACCTATAGCAGCAATTACAGCTTGGTTTGAACTAGAGAAAATCTTATTAGTATTAGCATTACCTGTGGTAAACATAATGAAACCACGATTTGCTGTACCTTGTAAATTGTTGCGAAGTGGTTGTACTCTTAATGTAGAGGTATTAGCATCCCATGAGATAACCCTACCACGAGCAGTATCAGTACCAAGAGTAGTTTGAGATATAACAATATCACCAACAGTAAAGGTACCAAAGACCTGTTCTAGAGTTAGATCAAGGAAATCTGGCATTGAACAAACAATGACAGGTGGGTTACTTCCATTATAGTCAACTCCTGCTTCAAGTACAGCGATATCCTCAACTACACCTGATATTGTACATTGAGCAGTAGCACCAGCACCAGCACGTTCTACCCCAGTAAATTTAGGAATAGTAGAGTAGTTTCTGCCTGGGTCACCAATGTTAATAGCAGCAATACCACCAGCAGGGAATATTGAGTTAGTTGCGTATGATAGTGTATTAGTTGTGTTGTAATTACCTTCTGGTTCTCTTGCCAGGGTAAATGTCATTGATGTAGTACTAGGAGTAGTTACAATAGTATTAGATCCCAAATATGGGTCATTTACTACACTGAGGTAACTACCTGCTCCACCATTAATACCATTAATATCAAAATAGAATAATGTTCCTGGAACATCATCTAGAGATATAGTGATAGACTGTTGTTGACCAGTTTGAGGGTCATTTTCAACATCAGTTACATTCTTATATGTGAATACATTAGTATTCTCTTTATCAAAGGTAAATTCAAGTCTCTTACCAGCATTAGAAGCATCTGTGGTATCAAACCTGTATTGATGACCATTAATAAGATCTAATTTCGCTTCTTTGACGAAAACTTCAGTAGTCGTTGCTATAGCAGTATCTGTAATGATTCCTACTGGTTTCTTAAACTGGAATCTTCTTTCAGTCGTATATCCAGATACAATATGAGTTCCATCATAGTCAGATGGGTTAGTTCCTGTGACAACAATCTCATCACCAACACTCAACTGGTGAGAAGCACTTCCTCTACCAGTAAATTCTTGATTAACAGCATTAGGTGTTAGATAGAATCCAGTACATCCACCAATATCAGAATCTACAGGATCTAATTGCTCACCAGGGTAATATCCACTACCTTCCTTAGTTACTGTTACGGATTCTACTCCACCACCAGCAGCAACGACTATAGTGAACTCAGCACCCTCTCCAGAGGACGTAGAAGCGTTCTTAAGAGGTACTTTAGTGTATGTACCAGGTACTCCACCACTACCAGCAAAGAATGTCCAGTATCCTTGTGATATACCACCTGTCTTAAGTACGTTACCTATATCAACTTTAAAGTTTTTACCAGTACCACCTATAGCAGTGGCAGCACATGTTAACTCATCTCCATCTACATAATTCTTACCTTGATTCTGTATAGAGACTGCTGTGACTTCATTACCACTAACTGTAATATTGGCAGAAGCATTTGTTCCACTACCACCAGTTAGGATGACACCATTATATGTACCATTAGTATAACTCTCACCACCAGTAATGGTTAAATTAGCTTGTACTATTCTACCTGGAGAACTGATGTAGAAGTTTGTTAAATCAAAATACTTAAAGTGATATACATCAACATTATTGGTTGTAATAACCTTAGTCTTGATATCTCTTGTAATTAAGTTATTACCAATAGAGATGTCTATACCTTCACCTGGTTTGATATAATGGGCATCTGCTGTTCCCATAGTTCCAGTTATGACATCAGTAGTAGAATCCACTGAATATGATAAGGTATTAACAGCAGCACCAGTAATACGTGAGATTCTAGCAGATATACCTGATCCACCAGTACCTGTTTCATCAAATATAAGTCTATCATTGACTTTATAGTTAAATCCAGCACCTTCGATAAGATAAGTATCTAAACCAGATGAGAAATACCTATTAGTAGCAGAAACAAATAATGAATCTACAGCACCACCTTTAATAGTTGGGAAGTAGTCATAGTAACCAATACCAATATCAACAAATCCAATAAACTCAATATCTGTTCCATCACCATCATCACTCTCTAGCACTAAAGGAGTTGTAGCATCCTCCATAGCAAGAACATATTCAACAGGATCGCCTAATTCCTTTCTCCTAACAATAGATGTATCAGTATAGATGTAGGGACGCTTATATCTTGAAGCATCTTCTGTGAAGTTCCTCTGTAGTCCATTACCCTTCCAGTTAATACTATCTGCCTGTGAATAGAACTCAGGACCAACAAAGTATGGGAACTTAGGATTACCTGTAGAACCATCTAGTGTACAGAAATAAGCATATACACCACCAGGGTATTCTGGGGTTACGCAATATCTTCCATTATATTGATCAAGATCACCTGATCCTTCGATATACTCATAATCTTCAATATACTTACCCATTTGGTCAGTTAGACCAGTAATCAAAGCATCTCTACTAGATTTTACCCTATAAGAGCTTCTCATCTGAGTTAGCTGATTATATGGATTCTTATTCTCTCTATCAACATAAGCATAAGGACCGTATATTGGATGACCGTCAAATGCCCATCCAAGAATAGGAGAATGTCTAGTTGGGTTTAATTCTGAGTTAGTGGCATTATCACTAACGTTATCTCCTAAAAGGAAACGTAACCTTCTTGGGTTATAAAGATATCCATATTCCCCACCATAAATTCCGTAGTTAGCACCTTTAATGGAAACTCCATTATTAAGGTCAGCTGTTTTAGGTGCTACAAGTTCATTTGTAGTTACACCAAGTTCTTCTGGAGTAGCAGCAGTATTTTCGGTTAATATTGGAAGTTCAACCTGGAAAGTAGCACCAGATCCTGGATAAACGATATTTACAAATGTTTTACCAGCAGTATATCCAATACCACCATTAGTGACAGTAACAGAGGTAACTGTCTGGGTACTTCCATCAATAGTCGCAAAAGCAACAGCACCAACACCATCACCAGTAATAACAACGTCAGGAGGACCATAGTAGTTACTACCACCAAATGTCAGGATGATAGAAACAATTCTACCATTAACAATAGATGGATAAGCAACAGCACCACTACCTGATATTAGAGTAACAAATGGTCTAGTATCATAGTTAGATCCAGGATTTGTTATTGTAATACCCTCAGCGGTCAATCCACCACGAACAACTGCTGTAGCAGTCGCATCGATGCCTCCACCACCAGTAATAGTGACTGTGGGGGCAGATGTATACCCAGTACCTTCAGCAGTCACTGAGATGGCATTAACGACACCATTAGTAACCGTAGCAGTAGCAGATGCCTGTGTAGTCCCACCACCACCTGTAATAGACACTGTAGGTACAGATGTATATCCAGAACCACCGTTAGTTACGTTGATAGCATATACACGACCAGACACACTAACAGTTGCCTCAGCAGATATACCCTCATATTGCCATATACAAGAACCATCTTGTACTAAGTTAGCATTTGTATGAGTTGGCTCACTACCAAGTTCAGCACTCTTTCCACTACCGATATTCTTATATCTGTATCCTAAACTGTTTCTAATTCTTTGATTAAGGTTAAAATTGGTTCCAGCACGCCATATAGGTTCAAATTCAACTATTGGTGGATTTGTGATGTCATATCCGTCACCTGGGTTAATAACGGTAATAGATTTGACTCCACCGTATAATTTCGTGTTTTCCGACTTATATGAGAAAAATGGAACTCCATTAACGCCAATTCCGACTTGACCGACTGGAGTTGCCGTTTTTATCGATTTTGTGATTGTAGTAAGCGGAATTCGCTTCAAATAGCGTTGATTGCCTGGATCTAGATCTCCAGCTCCAAATGGACCGATTTCGTGTCCAGGAATTCCTGGAGACGCAATAATCGCGTTTTCAGAAGATCTATAGACATTTTGAACGTCAGAAGGCGTATTTTCGACTTTTGTGCGAATTGAAGTGTCTGAAGACGTAGATTTCGCAAATTCTCGCGCACAGAGGAAAGTTTGGTTAACTCCTGCGATTGGAGTCGAAGGAAGTAGGATTTGGAAGCTTTGATTGCTACCAACACCCAAAACTCGGAATTGTGAGTTATATACGTCTTCTGGAGCGTTTAAAATCGTAACTATGTCGTCACGCTTGAAGAAATGGTCTTGATCCGTACTTATTGTAACTACAACGCTTCCATCGTTGTTAGGAGCGTCTAAAACCGCCCCAGTTGCGTTTACAAGCTTCTTAACGTTATAAACGAAGCTATCCCAGAGGGGATCGAGTGAATCGAAGCCTGGAGCAGCAGGAGTAGTGACTTTTGAGTCTTGAAGGTAATATCTACCGCCAGAAACAAGTTCAACACCTCTAGTACCGCCATAAACCTTCAAACTGATCTTAGTTTGGTCTCTATTGGAATATCCGTAAATTTCAAAGGATGAACTGACTTCAGAACCCGCAATATGAGGAGCATTGGTCGTATTCTGTCTAGCACGGGTACAACCAAGGAATTGAGTAACTGTTTTGTCAGTATATTCAATAATCTCGTTATTAACACGGAAACTACTGTTTTTCTCAGGCCAACCGATAGTAGAGTCAACAGAAATGACATCTTCGTCTAAATTGGAGCTTACATCTTCAGTAAGGATTGATTTGTACGGAGTAGTGAACGTTCCAGCACCATTTTCCGTATCTACGTCCAATTCGTAGATTTTTCCATCTTCGGTGAAGACTTCAACTACAGATTTAACATAAATCCGCGCATCGTTGACATTTGGGTCATTTGGATCGTTTGCTTGGTATAAAACCTCTCCAGTTAGCTCTACTGGGTTACCAGATATTGCTGTAGCACGAATAACCTCTCTGACAGTGTAGAATGCGTCAGATGGCTTAAAAATTCTCTCTTTTGGATACTGTATAGTTGACTCTACGCCAAATAGCACTCTAATGAGATACTTAAAGGAACGAGAAGTACCTTTAGCAGCATAGAAGTCCTTAAGACGCTTAGTAACGGAAGATTGCTGTATTCCTTCGGCAAACTTCGATGGGAAAGACGCAGAAAACTGATCTCTGAACCTTTGGAGTAAAAATAGAGGTAATAGGTTGTTTAGGTTGATTACATCAGCACCAAAGTCATGTGATGCTGCTATAGATGAAGTGAATGTAAATTCCTTAAGGGTACCTACCTTAGTTGTTGCGTGAAACCCTCTTGTACACCCCTTTAACTGGGTCTGAGACTTACTTGAGTAGTATATGATCTCATCATCGATCATTACCAATCCTTCAGACGGGAAGTCCCTAGTATTAGCAACGTCAATGGTAGTTGTAGTAGAAGTTATCCCAGATGACGATGTAGTCTTCTCTACAAGTTCATTTAACTTGTCTATATTGTAGTATTCATCTATATTCTGGACAATATCAACTGGATTGCCCTTTAACTCTAATCCCTTATAGTAATACTTAAGGAAGGTAACAAAGTCACCATAATCTTCTCTGATAAACTGAGGAATCTGTTCCTCAATTCTATCGGAAATTCTAGATCTACTTTCTGGTGATACGGTAGAGTCAATTAGGTCACCTGTTACCTGAGTTGAGGGGGTGACCCACGACGCTACCTTCCACGAGGATTGCTCTACTGGCATGGATTAACTATAACTTGATTCTGGGATTATGCCTGTTCCAGACGTATTGCTACCACTGGAAATTTCGTCATCAATAACATTAACAACAAGATTATCTATACCTATTGTCAAATAGGTCTCTCTGAGAGAGATTAAGTCATTAGATTCAGGTACAACAGAGAACTGAATGATATTATCAGTTGAATTAACAACCTCAGTAATAATAAGGTCATTAATAGTCACTTCTCCCATCGTATAATCAACTGTGCCCCAATTACCGCCCACATACGACTTAGAACCGTCTGCGTTGACCGAGAATAGACGTACAGTACCCAAACCATCGTCATTTAGGTAAAATACTGTATTTCCTCCGTCAGCACGTTTAAAACCGTTAGTCTCGAACGTAGGAGTTTCTAATTGAGCATTAATTCTGTTTCCAAAACATACCTTGTAGTTAAAACGCTGACTTAGCGTCACAGGTACGTTTTTACGCATTCTAACTCTAGTAATGTTTGATGTAATCGCTGGTTCAGCCTCATCAATGATTTTCTGGACTTTAGAATACTTAAATTTGCCACCAAACTTATTAAACTCAGCAGCAAGGTTTAATGCCTCTAAATTGCGGTAAACAATTTGAGAAATTTCCTCTTGAGTGCGTCTAGTGATGTTTGGGTTGAAATAAACGAATGAAACCAAGTCAATATACAAAATTGACGGATCCATTACCTTTGGTTCAACTGCTCCAACCGAATAAGAGCGAATTTTCTTCTGAACAGCGTCTTTTTCGGAAATAGACAGTTTATCCGCGTTTTTCGGCTTAATGACAACAATCACTTTACCGTATTCTGGAGGATCTGCCTCTTCCCCGCCAAAAGCAACAATAGATTGGACATTTGGGTAAATTTGGGGAATTATAGCTTCATAATCCTTTGTAGTAACTGCTCTACCGAAAGCAGAGTAGAATTTTGGCGCAGAATACTTAATTGAGTCAATAGTTTCCTTAGCAGCACCACCATCGGGTACAGCATCGAGTGTCAGAGTGATTCCAGAGGTAATAGGTTGGTTCTGAGAGTCCTTAATAGTACCTGCGAAGGAATATGAGGTCAAACCGTTCGCTCCATTGCCCTGAGAGGTCGTATAGGTCGCTTCTATAACGTCTCCATTGACTAATGCCTCTCCAAGTATCCCATCACCGAAAATAAGTTCTGGTCTCTTGTATTCTGACTCCTCTAAGAAGAATACTTTGCTAACATTGTTTATAGCAGTGATATCGTCACCCTGTAGATAAGCATCTGTTAGAGTTCCACGTGTAATTTCCACTGACATTGAAGAAGTGTCAGCAGTTTCGTTTGCTAAGATAAATCTTTGTCTCTCACTACTCTCTTTCCTGAATGTATCAGTTATAAAGACACCTTCATATGCTACGACACCATTAAAGGTCGCAACACCGTCTAATGTATTAACGGATACAATTAAATCTTTAGGAATGGAGAAAATGAAGTTACCTTCAGTCCCTACGAAGGAAACGAAGATCCCTTTATTGATCTGAACACTCTGAGGATACCCACGCCCATTGGCACCACTACCATAAGTGGTCTGTACCTTCACTGTAAAGGTCGCACGGGCACTTCTAGCACTTCTAGGGGTATATCCTATCAACTTAGCTAGTTTTACAACGTTCTCACGTAAAACAGCAGTGTCTAGGAAGTTCTCATTGACTAATAGGTTTGCGTTGACCGCAGAATAGTAAGAATTATATGCTAATACGTCTAAAAGAATGGACAATGAGGATCCCTCGAAGTCATAATCAGAGAATTCACTCTGACCCTTCAAATAATCGATTAATTGTGCCTTGATCTCGTTAAATTCTAACGAGTTTACTTGTGTAAGTGCCATTACCGCTTCAGTATTACCTCCAAGGTGTCTATTATATTAGGAAGACCTGTAATTAGATAATATATCTCCACACGTAAGTCATTATAATCCTCATCAAACGCTGTGATGACGTTATAGCAAACGACTCGTGGTTCGTAGTTGTTTATACAGTTCTGGATCTGTGCTTCAAGTAATCCTGAACTACGGGCATCATATAACTCAAATAGGGCACCATATACGTTGCCACCATAATTCGGCAGAAAAGGCTTCTCATAAAAGTTGTATCGAACAATGTTCTTTACAGACTCTTTGATAGCGTTTTCATTCTTAAGAGTATTTACGTCGTTCGTAATAGGATTGCGCCTAAATGTAAGGTCAAAATCCTTGAACGTACGGCTACTCGTTACTGCCATTCCTTAATATTAATCGACCTCAATCTATTTAGACACTTTTTTCGAGTTCCGCAGATAGACATCGCTTCTGGGGTCTGTAATAAGGTACTTGCAGTACTCATTTCCGTTCTCGTAGAAGTTATCACCCATATCTACGGGAACATTATGGTTCCTTACACCGTTAATTATTCTATTTGCCTTGCCCTTTGTATTGTTTTCTGGCATGGTTCCTTGCAGTAGCACTATATTTGGAATTTTTAGAGTTTCCCTGTCTCGTTTTCTTTGGTTTCGCCTCAATAGTATTGGTGTTCATCCAAGTTCCTTTTGTTTTAGCCATAATTAACCTCCAGCAAATACATTATCAGATCCCTCTGCAACAGAGGTACATGTAGCATCACCTACTCTACCACATCCTTTGCCATTTACAAATACGGTTGTACTACCTGTTGTAATAGCAACCGCATGGGAAGGACATATAGGAGCAGGTAATAGGTGAGAAGTATTAACATCCCCCTGACGAGATATTGGTATATTATTACAGTAGACGTTAGGAGATCCCTCTGCTCTGGTCATTCCAGAACAATGAGAGACATCTGCGTCTCCAATTCTTGTAACTGCAGGCATTTACTTCTGTTCTCTACTCTGTAACATATGTATGAAGTCAGTGAACTTGTGAATGTGCTCGTGATCCTCTTCACTATGAGGACTTTCGGGAATATTTGGTATAAACTTGATCAAATGGTCAAATTTTTCGGGAATATCCGAAATTTTAGAGTAATTATGCAACTCTCTACCAATTTTTATGGTAAAATCGCCTTCTAAGGCTTGAAATTCTGCTTCCATAGGATTTTCGCCCTATTTTTGAAATATTTAGAGTCGAACGACGCGATTTTTCGCGATTTTTTTGGGTTTCAGAACGAAGATTCCGCTAATTCTGCTTTATCATCTCTAGATTCTTCAAATTCTACGAAACTTATGTCATCATTATAGACCCACATCAGTTTTTCCCAGATAAATTCATATTCTTCTTCGTTTAACGCTTTAAATATTGGTTTTTTCCCGTAATATATGTGATAGAACTTTTCTGTATTACTCATGTGTCTCTAAAATAGGTTTACAAACGGTTTCACAGGATTCTTCCTGAGCATTTGGGTCACAGGCTGCTACACAATCAAAGTATTTGTCTTGCATGTCATGCAAATAGACAGGATCATGGAGATCTTTGTCGTGTTCTAGCACAACATCGACTAATTTCTCATACTCTTCATGACCTGGACGCTTCATAAGAAGCTCCATATCGTTTAATCTCTTCTCAAGTGCTTCTACCTGACTCTTTAGAGCCAGGAGAAGTTGCATTGTATCATTCGTTTCCACGGAGAGCCTCCATTTTTATGAACTGCTCATTCATATTATAGAATAATTTGTAGTTTGTTGTGGTTACATAGTACCCTTTGATGTCATTTCCGTCGCAATGATAACCATAACCCATTAAGGGTTCGTTAACACCATCAATTTTGAAGGTTTTGCTGCCTCCAAGGTAACTATGATACTTCTCATCGAGATTAATCATCCGTTTGTATAGGTCTGTACAAGTAATTATAACACATTATTTGTTCAATTCAACACAAATTCATAATTTCTTTCGATTTGCTTAACAACTAACGGTAACAATCGGTGTTCAGCACGTTGTACACGTTGTGTTAGAGTCTCTAGAGTGTCTTCCTTAGAGATATGGACATGTGATTGGTCTATTATTTCACCAGAATCTAATTCTTCAGTGACATAATGAACAGTACAACCAGTAATATTGTCTCCAGCGTCTAATGCTTGCTGTATAGCATGTAAGCCTTTGTACTTTGGCAAGAGACTTGGGTGTATATTAATGATCTGCCTTGGAAATGCTTTGATAAATTCGGAAGATAGCACCCTCATCCACCCTGCGAGTACAACTAATTCTACATTGATGTTCGTCAAGAGTGCTATCATCTCATTTTCTTCCCTACTTGTTAGGTGTATGTGGGGTATTCCGAGGCGGTCTGCTCTTTTTATTGCTCCACAATCTTCTTTATTATAAATCATAAGCACAAAGTCATGCTCAGGGCATTGTGTTACGAGGTTCTCGAAGTTAGTACCAGAACCTGAACAGAGTACTGCTATTCTCATTGATCAGTTATCCCATATTTTGATAGATCGTACTTAGCAACCTTTAAGGGGGGATGCTTGACGACAGGTGGTTTACCTATTATACCTTCAAGATCACCAACTATCTTCTTCTTAGAGATATGATATGGTGTCGGAGCATTCTGTAAGCATACTTGTAGACATAATAATTGTTCATCCGTAAAGGTGAATGTATGCTCAGTCTTTGGGGAACATTTTTCTGAGGACTCTTTTCTCGAAGTCATGTGTGATAGGTCTACTGTAAGGTGGTTCATCCTCTGTTACGGGATGTTTGAATTCTTCTGTATCGAAATAAGATGTGTAATCCATCTTACCTTCCCTTGCGTCAAGTACCTCGTTGATTAATATTGACATCTCCTTACAGTAAGTATCTGTGAATAGTCTTCGAGGTTTTACAATGGCGGGTTTGTAAGTCTGTTTCTTATACTCAGGAGATGCCTTCCATTTGGCAAGATCTTCTGGAGTCATAGGACCACCCATTCCCTGAGTGTCTATGTAACTTCCTGGTTTAAGTTTATTCGGATCGCTCATAGGGCAAAAATTTCTGAGAAAAAATATTTTCTATATAACGATCCCGCACGTACCCACTTTTGTAGGTTAGACGAACGGGACTCTTTTTAAACGGGGCAGGGGGGGCGCAACGCCCCCGACTGTCCTTATCTGATATGTGGCGGTGCTATCTCAGCACGGTAACCACATTTGAGAAATCCCTCTACAAGATCGACTGCCTCTTGGAATGAGTTGAACCAGAGTAAACGCGGGTTGTTTTGCTGGTTTGTCCAATAACGGACTGCTGTTCTTGTTGATCGGGACATGAGAGAAAATAGTATTTGATGTAAGGGTCAGTTGATAAGAGTTCGTGAGTTGATGCGTTCATTAAGCATCTACCTCCATCCACTTAAATTCACTGATTGTCCCACACTTCCATACTGTCATCGCTTCACCCATTTCAGTTGCCCATGAATAAGCAATGTCTTGGATGCGGTCAAAGTCAGAACCAAACTCTGCATTTGCTTTGAGTTCGTTACCCCATGATGAGGGTTGTACTGCCCATGATGCCATAGAATGAAATCTCCTGTGTGTGATGTTTTAATTATAAGCGATAGAGCGTTAATGTCTATCGCTTATGTTCCAGTATCCGAAGTGTCTACTGGGGGCAGGTCTTAGTCCGAGACGAATCTCTTCATCGATCTGCATTTGTTGTCTCTCTTGGGCGACCATTCTTTTGCAGAAATCCTCCATACCTGGAGAGCAAAGAAAACCGTCGCCTTGAATGAGTTTGTTTTTCATACATTCATTATAGAGGGAAAAAAGGAAAGAGAGTGACAACGTGTGCCACTCTCTTGACTGTCCTAGGCGAAGGTCAGACTATCGACCTTGGTCATAGAATACATTATGCATTCTTGCCTGAACTGTTTTTTGTACATGTCCCCGACCTTTTCAAGATTTGAGATCATGTGCATTGCACCTGTGGTTCTTTCGTCCACGGTGATTGAGATGATTTTGCTTTGCTCAACCTCGCCTTTGAAAATTCCGACTGCATCCTGTATGGTGCAATATGGGATAAGATCAGAAACGCTGTTTAGAAAATCGACCCACATTTGGTTTGTGAGTTTGCCCTCGTTTGGGATGTTCATGCCGAGGGTGATTGAATGAGTCTGCAAAATGAATCTCGTTTGTTTACTCTTTTAGTATACACAAAAAAAGACCCCTAGAAGGGGTCGAGTGTGCCACTAATCCAACTGGTTAGAAGTGGCGGGTGAGAGTGATGATATTGTGCCCGCTGGTGTTAGGTCGAAAGTTCATGGGCGGGTATGCTCTCATATGGAATTCCATTCGATCAAAGAAGATGAATCCTGCATCAACCCATCGCTTGTAAGAATTCCATTTCTTGTTGGGCATGTAGTGGGGATGATTCGGTTTGTTGTTGGTCGGTGTCCAAGAAGACAGTGCCATAGATTCAGTTGTGAAGAAAACTCGGTGAGGGTCGAACAGGGGACATTCCGCGAACCCCTCCTCACCGATGACCTTATAATAAAGGATCATGAGACCTAACCAACAAAAGCGTTACATATTGAAACAGAAAGTCAGCCGTTTTATTGTTTCATTATGTTACGGGTTTGCTAAACGGGGTCGGGTTGTGACTATAATGCAAGAGTCAAATGCATTTCTTCTGCATGCCAACTTCAACCGCTTCCAAGTCAACCGCAGCAAAACCAGCACGTAAGACACGGACACGGAAACCAGCAACCCCAAAAGCGAGAACTCGCAAAGCGGTTGCAAAACCAGAACCTGCAAAAGTGGTCATCACTCCAGATTCTGAAAGCGTCAAGAGATCATACAAAAAGATCGAAGACGCAAAGGTCAACTTGAAATCTCTCAAGGATTATCCAAGAGACGGTCTAAGTTTGATCCTGTTGCCTCTGCTCTACCTTGAGGCACTAACCAAAGAACTCTTGCCAGTAATCGGCAGAATCAAGTTCTAATTAAAAAGCACCCTCAGGGGTGCTCTTTTTTTGCTCAGCTGCCTGTGGACAGTTGACAAGGTGTCCACTTTTGCCCCTGCACTGCCTGCATATGGACTATATTAAAAGAGTCAACCAAATCGGACTAAAATGATCCTAAGACAACTCGGTGCAAACCAAACTGAACTCTCATTCAACAATGGTACTTCTGTACTATTCTCTTATGAGACACCCGTAGCAGGATTCTCTCTTGACCTCGGACACTTCAAAACTGACGTGTACTACTCTCGTACTACGAGCAAGCACATCAATCAGTATTTCAAGCACGTGGACTCAGTGCGTGAAGTGACTCAGCAAACCATCGTTGACCTTTGCCACCCTGAGGGGGTGGCAGCGTGAGGGAATTACGAATGACCGAGGCAGAAGAAACCGCACTCGTGAATGCAATTCTTTTCATTCAAGATTTAGGTCTTCCGCCTCACCTCGAAGAGGACGCTGCATATCATTCCCTCTTTGAGAAAATTACTGAACCTTCACCCTTCGATTATTCATGAGCACCCTTCATCACGAATCCATCCTTGAAAGTCTTTATGAGGATGTCATGCAAGAGGCAACCGAAACAGGCAACCTCGCCATGATGTCCCAAGAGGACATTCAAATTGAAATCCTTCGCAGGTTTGAGGATCTATGTCAGTAGAGAAATTCAGAGTTTGCTTTGACATCTCCGTGCCTGTTGAAGAGTCTGTACAATGGAGACACCTGCAAGAAGAGTTGGAATCGTATTTCGATTCCTACTATGCAGATGGAATCATCGTCAGCGAGGGCACAATAACAACGCTGGAATGAAAAATTCCAGCTGCCTAGGGACAGTTGAGATACTGTCCCTTTTTTGCTTTCTAGTCCCCATTTTCGTGTATTATTAAGACATGGAAATCAACGACCTCTTCACGATCAGACTCAACTCAGCACAGCATGCACTCCTGTGCGAGGTGTTCAGCGAGTTGGCAGGTTTAGACTTGCCACCTGCTCACGATGACGCATTCGACTCCCTCTGGGAATCAGTCATTGAAGCAGAGCACGAACTCAAATTTGAAGACTGAATCGCGCTGGATCTAAAAAATCCAGCTGACTGTGGTCAATTATTCAACTGGACTAGGGACATAATAGCACAATCCTTCCATGATATAATAATCTGAGACCTCGAACAATTCTGGGAATTCCAGGAGTTTGTCCGTGTCTAGAAGAAATTGTATCATTTTGACACATTCATCAGGACTCAACAGTCCTGCATGGTAGTGTGTGACGGTTGTGCTATAGTCCATGGTTAGTCGTAATCGTTGGGGTCGTCGTATTCTAGGTCACAATTTGCCTGAATACGTGTTTTATTGGACATTTTGTCAATGTAACCAGAATCCATGAGATCCATACTTTCAAAGTATTCTCTCTTTTTCTGGCCAAACGACTGCTTTCCAGGATTTCTCCTGTTCTTATAGCTTTTAGCCATTTTCATCAGCTCTGAGTGAGTTTGCCGTCTTTAACTAAACCGTTAAAGTATTTCCCTAATGATAGATGTTGCTCTTTTGTGAACTTTTCTAACTCTTTCACAAAAGCTGCCAAGTTGTCAGAATAGTTGTAAACATACTCCTTTTCTTGACCTTGGAAGGTTATACACACTTTCTGATCTTTTATGGCTATTATGTTAATAGCTGTAGAAATCTCAGAAACGTCAAAAGTCACATCTTTCACCTTTTTTGGTGAAACTCTGCGCTTTCTCGGTTTTGTGCCACTTTTGGCCGTTGCCATTGGAAACTCTCTGATTGACTATAAACTAATTATAAGGCCAAAAGTCTCAGTTTTGGGCAAAAGGTGGACACTTTAAAAAGTATCACAAGGCTGCTTGACTTTTGGTAGGCGACGGCCTTAGACCACAACGACACCGCATGTTTACTAGCATTTCCGCTGATTTATTCTCAATAAGCACCCTTTATTCTCAGGATACTATCCAAGAGTATCTACGCCCATACACATTTAATTAAACATTTATTTCAAAACGTCAATTACAAGAGAATACCTTGGTAGAATACCTTCGTTCCATACTCTGTGTCTCTTCTTACTATGAAATATGATGTATTCTTGTTCTTTGAAGTACCTCTTCTTAATCCTCTTCTCTGTCTCCTCTACCTCAATGTATGATCCTCCGCATGTCTTTAGAGTATAGAATACTCTCATCTGTAACTTGTTAGGAAATGGATCATCATCATGGTGCCAGTCTAGTCCATGATCAGGATGTAATGCTGTTATGCCAGCATACGTTGTATGTCCTATCCACTTCAATAGTTTAGTTGTCTTGGGCATGAGCATACTGTTACGTGTATACTCATAATCATCATACCATAATGGTGCTATTGCCCATCCACTGTCTTGTTCTTTTGCTTTTTCATACTGTTCAAGACCTATCGTATACCCTTGACCATTACTGTTAATGTAATCATCTTGGTAAGTTGATAGGTCTTTGAACTCCAGTGTTAGTGGTAAGAACTCCTGTAGTATTATATCCTTGAAACGATCTATTACTAACAGTCTTCTTTCTACATCACTAGGTTGATGAAATGAGTTGTTTATTTGTAGTACCATACCTGCTATACGTGCGAGCATCAGTTAAACAATCTTCTTTGCCCTTGAATGGACCATAGAACTTGTTTAGATGTTCATAACTCCAATAATATCCTCTTCTCTTCTTTTCTATGGCGACGTGTACCTCTTGGTCACATGCCTTGATCTGAATCGTGTTCATCGGAATCCACATGATGTTTAGAAATGAAAATGATGTTAGGCCAAAGATGCCTGAAGATAAGTACATTGACTTGTCTTACTCCGTGTAGAGTACCAGGCGCTTCCCACTGGTGCGTAGTGAGAGTAAAGTAATGGGGAGAGATACAATTAATGTATCCCTCCTCCCCATCTACTTGAACATAATCTCCTCTTGAGAAAGGATATTGTCTGGGCATTTAACCTCAGTGATTACTGTTATCTAGCACCAACAAATACATTGTCAAGAATCAAATCATCAATACGCTGTAGGATGTCATTACCGTTCTGGCATGATCTGAATGCGTAGAACACAAATGATGGGTGAACTGTTGGGTTAACGATGCTCATTGGATAATAGCAAGTGAATAGGTATGGAAGAGGTTCGATTTAAAGACGTGTTCTGGTGTGGTATCCGTCACCCTTGCCTTCCATACATGTATTATAACGCTTTTAGGATGCTTGTGGTGGATCAGTGGACACTATCTCAGGTGTCCATGCGAGTGGGATATTATCCATATCCACTGTTAGATTGAATGAACACACTGTTCTACGCACATTTGATGTGTTAGGTAGTGTGTAATGTAATAGCATACTAGGAAATAGTATAAGATCTCCCTCCTTACACTCTGGTCTGTATTGTAATTGCGATCCATCAATGAAATGATTGAATGGACTGATGAATATGGTGGGTGTATGGTGCTCAGGATTATAGTCTAAGAATAATACTGCGCTCCATCCTCCATGACCATGTGTATGGGGTGGATGAAACATACTATTATCTGCTTGTTCAAACCATGCTCTTACTATTTGTGCGTTACAGTTCAACTGTCTGTTGAATAGTTTAATCTCATCCTCTAGTATAGTTTGTATCAACGCGCACTGATTGTTAGCACCTTGATAATTTGATACTACAGTCTCATCCCCTAGCGTCATATCATCGTGGGGAATGAGATCGAGTAGTTTATTTCTTTTATACAACCATCTATCCACATTGTAGTGAATTAATGGTATTGAGAACATGGTATTAATCATTCTGTGTGACCTCTAGAAGCGTCTCTAAGGGTTATATCCATGCTGTTGCTGGTTTACCCTCATTGAAGATAGTATTAACTGTTCTTTGTACTCTTGTAGCAGTGTTCTTATTGTGGTTAGTATACACTGGTACAGATACAATTCCAGTTGGTTTGATATAGTTCTGATAAGCACGTGGTTTAAGTGTGCCATCATTTATATTCTGTGAATCCTCCTTATCTAAGCGGATCACACGACCAATAGTCTGCGCCATTTCAACCACACCTAGGTTACGTAGCAGGATTACATTAGTTAGTCCCGCAACATTGATACCCTCAGAGAGTATAGAATAGTGGAAGAGGATGAATTTAGCATTCTTATCCGCACCCATGATGTGTAACTGCTTGAAGAACTCCTTTCTATTCACCTTCTTAGCATCAATAAATGCTCCATGCTTAGATGTGATGCGTAATACTGTGTATCCACGTGCTTTTAACTCCATGAATAGATCAGTATGTGCTATCATTCTGTTGATGATACGTGCTGATGGGGCAGCAACGAGCACCTTCTCTGCGTCACCATTATCAACAACACGTATAACAGTGGTAGCATCAATGTTTGCTATCTCTTTCTTAGTGCGAACAGTGTCAATAGTATGTACTTGTACTGTTGGTGGGATGATCGCTCCACAGTCTAGTAACTCATTAGCATCAACTGTGATGATATTCTGTCCATACACATCCTCATTGTTCATACCACGTGCGTGCTTAGAACTATTCTTTGGTGTAGCAGTGAAATAATATGCGTGTGTAGTCTTGAATGATGCTACAGTTGGGAAGAAATTACGCTGAGTACTATTGTGTGCTTCATCATAGTATACATGATCAGCATACACACCTGCCTCAACCAACTTGTGAAGTGAATGATATGTAGAGAATATGATGGGATTGTTACCAAATGAGATCGCTCCCTCTAAGAAATTGCGTATCTCATCTGTATCTGTAGAGCACCAGTCATCAGTCTCACCACTGTGTACATGACCAATAACGTAACGCTCCTCATTTAATGCTGTGTCAAACTCATTTGCTAATTGTAGAGCAAGCATGATACGTGGTGCGACCACAACTGTGATCTTATCTGTAGCACCACTGAGTCTGAACTTTAGATCCTCAATCATACACCTTGTCTTACCACCACCAGTAGGAATGTATATTGTACCCTTATCAACAGTTCTCATACTGTTGATTGTCCTTACTTGATGTGGACGTAATGAAAGCATTAAAAACCTCGTTAGTGTCCCTATTATAAGGGCAAACTAACGAGGAATCATGGTATTGTGGACACTTATTCAGGTGTCACTGTGGTAATTATCCCTTGTCTTATGGACTCATGTGCTAAGTAATACTCCCACTTCCGTGCCTCAACCTCCCATGGTTCATCAAGATACGGAACAGAGTCAGGTACAAATGACTTGTACCAATAGTTTCTATTATATCTGGTCACATACTCCTTGTATACACGTTGCTTACAGTGTATCATTTCATGTGCCAGTGTGACTAGGTAATCCCACTTACTCAAGTTGTAGCGGATTACTATTTCAAATAGTCTCGGTCTGGATAAACTGTCCAGTACTCCCATCTCACCATAGAGATTCTCTTTGACTAATCCCTTGGTTACAACATGGAAGTCCAGTTTATACCGTTTACCGATATATTTGTGGACAAACCAGTCAATGAAGGCATCTGTGATGCGCTTCTGCTGATGATGGCCTGAATAGAAAATGGAATGAGACATAACCAGTGTAAGAACCAAACTCCAGAAATTACAAATAATAGTTTCATCATCCTCAACATATTAATCTTGTGCCTCCGATAGGTGATCCAGTTTAGCAATGATAGCTTGCTGTTGTACCCTATCTGAGTGGTAGACCCACTCCATGCTCTGCGATAGGCAGAACTTAAGGAATTTGACCTCAGTCTTAGTGAAATAGACTGGATCGTCCATGTTTGATTTAATCATGTGCCTATTGTACCTCATCTACAGGTGCTTGCCAGAACTCAGTGGGCAGTTCAGCATCCGCACACCGTCGCTCTGCGATATCAGCATAATGTGGATTCATCTCAATACCCAAGAAACTACGTTCAGTGGGTAGAGCAGCGACACCAGTGGTGCCTGTACCACAGAAAGGATCTAATATCATACCCTTAGGTGGACAGTATATCTTGATGAGATACTCCATCAATGATACTGGTTTAACTGTTGGATGGTCATTGTCTGCTCCCTTCTCTTTACGAGTAGCACGAGGCGCATAGAAATACTTCTGGTGCTCCTCTTGTACCTCACCTATGATATTAGATGGGTATCTACCGTCAGGATTAGCATCTACAGTACCATACTTAGCTCCACCACCTTTCGTATTACCCTCCTTACCAAAGGTTCTACGTTTTCCACCTTGAGCGACCCACCCCTTCGGTGGATCCTTATCCCATGGTATCCTCGTATCCACAGTGTTAATGTAACCCACTCCATATTTCTCAAAGTTATCTTTGAGACTACCCTCTGTGGGTTTCTGTGCCACAACAATAGGTTCATGTGCTGGTTTCAATCTGTTTACTTTAGGCATCTTAGTAGTGGTCATCCACATGATCTGATCTTTAATCTCAAATCCTGCGTCCTCTACCGCACATGCCATACGATGATACAACTGTGGTGAGCAGAATGATAACAAGAATGCTCCAGGTTTTAGTGTCCTGTATACTTCTTGCCATATTTCTACTGTTGGGACACTATGATCCCACTCTTCCATGCCCATACCGTATGGTGGGTCAGTGATACAGGCATGAAAGGAATTCTCCTCCCATCCCCATAAGTGCTCTTCACACTTAGTTGAAACTACGAAATACATTGTCCTCACATAGTTTACGATCTTTATGGGTAAAGTAGTCAGTATATTGCGCTCCACCACTCTGAGTATACATCTCTCTATTGTAAAAGTCAAACCCACGGTCATCTTTCCAGTCAGCACGTGCCTGATACTTCTCCAACAGTGCCTTCTGTTCCGCTAGGTACTCATCATACAATGCTCTCTTCTCAAGAGTGAGTACGTCATCACCATAGAATATGGTAGTCTGATCGTATTTCTTAGAGCAGAATATGTATAGTCCACCCATGTGCGGTCTCCCACTATTATATGTGGGATTGGCACGCTGACTACTCTTACACTCTAACTGTATCGTTCCCCAACGTGATGGTACATTGAAATCAGGGAACTGTTGTGAACCATTAGGTTGGTACTCATACACTATCTCCATCTCATCAAGTATGTCACGTACCTGATGTTCATGTGCTGTACCCTCCTTCCACTTCAATCCTAGGCACCTGTTAAGGAAATCTCTCATCCTAGGTGAATCTAGTGGTGGTGTGATGGCATTGAAACTACCTGCTTTCATGGGATTAAGTTACCCTCCTCATCATACCAGTCATCAGTAACGTTCTCTAGTTCAACAGGTTCAGTGACCTTGTTATAGTATGGTGGGAAACCATCGAACTCAGAGTTAGTAGCATTAGGATTTGCTGTGCCTCTGTAGATCACGTTGTTGTGATGTGATTCTATTTCAATAGAACCATCATCTAGTTCCCACTCTTCGAGAACCTCTTGATCCAACTCTTCCAGCACAGTATGTACAGCAGTTCGTACGAGTTGTTGGGTGGATACATCATCGTTCCATGACTCCTTGTTGTTTACTAGACCTTGGGGTGAAATAGTTAGTTTCATTTGTGTCCGACCTCCCAGTCGTATTTGTTGATGGATTTGCCACATGTCTGGCATGATAGAGCAGACCATGAGAAATGATATACTCTTGATAGACCCTTACAATGTGGACATAATAAGAGTTTACCGTTCTTGCCAGCACGTGAGCGTGGATTCACTGGTTTAAAATCCAATGAGTATGGTCCTGCTAATGCGTACCTCATGCTCTTGCCTCATAATAGGTTACTGCGTCTTGAGTGATAAGTTGACGATGAACATAAAGAAGTTTACTTAGGTCAACATCCTCTAGTTCAGTCCACTCAGATACATAATCAGTTTGATCTAGATCAGGTGTACCATCAGTAAATGTAGGACATGAGCATAACTCATGCTCCTCATCTAACCAGAAGTGTCTTCCGAAGTGTAGTGACATTAACAAGGTAGCCCTCCGTTGTGTATAATAGTATAATATAGCCTTATTATTCTAAATGGGGGAACAGTGTGACAGTTTATCAACCGTCCACTAAAGGGGTAGTTTGCCAGGTACTCGCTTGTTTATTATTTTACTGTACTCTTCATGTAGTTCACATCCTAACCAGTGTCTATCCAGTGACTGTGCCACTTGTGCTGTTGTACCACTGCCCATAAAGGGATCGAGTACGATGTCACCCTCCTCTGATCCTGCCTTGATACATGGTTCAATCAACTCAGGTGGGAACACAGCGAAGTGTGCTCCTTTAAATGGTTTAGTAGCTACCTTCCACACTGATCTTCTATTCCTCTTCTCATACACCATCTTACGTGGTCTTGTTAAACCACTAAACTGATTGTCAACATCCTTAGTATTATCCATATTAATAGGAGTGTTACCACCCCATCGTTCACCCACTGCCTTCTCTTTAATTGCTTCATGGTTATAATAATACTTGTGGTTCTTGGTTAATAGAAAGATATACTCATGTGATTTGGTACATCTATCCTTGACTGACTCAGGCATAGGATTAGGCTTGTGCCATATTATATCCTGTCTTAAATACCATCCGTCTGCTCTCAATGCGAATGCGAGCATCCATGGTATACCTATTAAATCTTTTTCTTTGAGTCCGTCGAGTCTATTTCCTCTACGAGCACACACATCTGGTAAGTCTTGCTTAGAATTTGAGACTGTCTGTTTGACCAATCCTTGTCCCCTTCCAGGTCTGTAATTATAGTAACTATCGCCAATATTAAGCCAACAAGTTCCATCATCTGCGAGCACATCTCGAACCTCCCTGAATACGTTTACTAAGTTTTGGATATATTCTTCAGGAGTCTGCTCCTGACCTATTTGCTTCTCTTCATTACCATAGTTTCTTAAACCATAATAAGGTGGAGATGTGACACACATCCTTGGTCTCTCAGCAACACCCACTTGAATCTGTGCTTTGAGATTACCAAGAGTTTCACGACAGTCACCATATAATATTGTGTCTCTCATCTACCAATGCCGAATGACACCACTAATAATAAAGCAATTAGTGATAAGGTAAGTAGCAAATATGAAGCTACGGACAATAACAACCGCATTGTCGTATCGTTTTGTTGTTTCGTCATTAAAACTCCCTAATGAATACTTCCATACTCTAATAAATCTCCTCACTTCTTTTTGAATGCTCCTATTCTAACTAGACAATACATTATTAGGACTGTCCAGAACATAACATACCACATAGGTTACCCCCAATCTAAATCGTCTTCATCTTCATCATCTTCACCAAAGTATTGTTCATAGAACTCATCGTCCTCTTCATCAAACTCATCAAGATGATACTGCATAATACACATACCAAGATATGATCCAGTCTTAATAACTGAATCACCATCATTAGTACACCATGCTCTTTTAAACCACTCTGTTACTTCATGGTCAGGATACTTCTCCATCAACATGTCGAGTAACCACTCGAATTGATCACGACTAAGATGCTTTTTCATCTAGCATTACGTTCCTTGATTAGTATTTGTTTGTTGACCCACATCTGTACGTAATCTGTAACTGACTGTTCAATGTCAACGTCATCTAACCAGAATGATATCACATATCCAGGATTTATCAACTTAAGTTTACCTGAATTTGTAACACGGTATGGTGTACCAGCATTGACTATTTTACCATTGTACCACATATTCTGAGTTGGCACAAGTATCGTATAGTCATTAGTAACTGTGTACTGTATCTCTGTCTGTACGGGTATGACCTTACGGGCATAGTATCCTAAGCTATCACCCTGAGGATCAGGACCAACACAAATAGCACTCGCATTATCTGTGAGTGCTGTAAGTCTGGTCATCCCTGCCATCTTAAAATTACAGTGAGCACCTGGTTTATACATGAGAGCATGTGGTATACCAGCAGTCTCACTCATCCATATACCTGAAGTAAACAGCAAGCATCTATTATGTAAGTAAAACTTATCTAAGTATGCTCTAGCTGGTACGTCATCATCATATCCAGTGATGCCTATTTTATTATATACCCTCTCTCGTACATCCTCATCCACTGGTATGACCTTACTTTCAGGGTCATCACCTATGAACTTAAATCCTTTCTTTGCGTTGTTATAATAAAGTACAGTAATCTCATGACCGAAGTCTTGGATTACTCTTTCACAAGTTGACATCCAACAGTCCTCTCCCAAATTCCCATAGCATGTTTATTAGACTTACATAATTTAGTAGCCCATACCATATCCTCAAAGGTTACATCCCTTTTGAGTCTGACACTACAGGCAATGATTTGTAATCTTAATCTATAATCCTTAGATAATGTCATATCCACCACCTTCACTTATATCCTTGACCTTATACTCTACTGGTATTCTATCTACAAACTCAATCAATCCATCCTCAAACTGTTGTAGCCACTGTCTACCACACTCCACAGCATTAACAGGGTTAGTGGTAAACTCAATGATATACATTGGTTTAGTTACATTCAATGACTGATACTCATCAACTGTACATTTGAATGCGAAGTGTTGCTTGAGTTTAAATCCTTGTAGGTAACAGTCTTCTGTTGGTAATATTATACTGTTGAGAGTCTTAGGTTTGAATGTTGTACTCTCATCTATCTTATGTACATATCTCTGGAAGTTATCACCATTCTTTGGTCCAATACACACACTACTACCATCAGCTTCTTGTGATGTTAGTCTTACCACACCTGGTAATTTGTATTGTGAGTATGATCCAGCATGATATAACAGACTGTGGTCTGGCATACTTAGAGCATCAGACTTCCACTTAGATGTGAATAATATAGATCTGTGATGTACAGTAGCGTTATGTAATCCATATTTTCTGATTAATGTTTCACCAGCCTCTACCTTACCACCTGGATTCTTACTGATCCAGTCAGCAAGTATATCAAACTCAGGAACAACCTCAACTATGTCAGGGTCATTCCCAAATATCTTCTTGCCTTGACGTGCTGATAGACATGATAATATCTCAAACCCATGCTGTTCGATCTTCTTACCGAACCCATAGGCTGCTATGTCATATGATTTGTTCTCACTGATATCATACATTAGCTATTCAATTCCTTCATAAGTTTTTCAAATTGGAAATCAAAGTCATCCTCATGGAATATAGTTGTGATCTGTGTGTCTGTCAACAATGGATCAAAATGATTTGCTTGTGCTTTATGCACAGCCTCCTTATGTACCTCCAACTCAGTCGCAGTGACTGTTTGTTCTTGGTTCTTGATAGAATTAGCATTACTTAGCTGTGTGCTAACATCTGACTCTTCTACCTTCTGACGGTGCACCGCAGCAAATACTTCATTTGCTACCTGCATCCTTAATGGTGTAGTAGTGTCCAGTTGATGAGCATCTATCCAGATATCATCTGGATTAGTAGTTAACTCATCACAGTTAATACTAACCTTGATTCTCTTTTCTTGTGAATCAACCTCATTAATGGTGAACTTGACAGAATCAGCACCATATACTTTGAATTGAGGTTCTTGCTTTACTTCTGACATTAAGTCCTCCCTCTACGGTCTCCTGTTGAAATCCATGATTTAACATAGTTATTACCCCATATATAGCGACCTGCTTGGCCTCCATTATATGACGCATTAGATCCATTTTGACCTGGATTCCCACCTTTGGCACCAGCATTAGCATTACAGTCTGATAAGTTGCCTCCTGAACCACCTGAATTAGCTGATCCATTCTGAGCATAGCTATTGTTGCCATTCTTACCACCTGACCCTGCTGGTGCAGTGGCACCACCGCCACCTCCACCACCATAGGCAGTGTTGTAATTATATCCTGTTCCCTGTCTATAACAATTCTTACCACAGTTATAGTTGTAATAATATGTGCCTACACAATTACCATTTGATCCTGAGCCACCGCCTCCACCGCCAGCCCACATCTTACCATCATTCTGTATCCATGCCTGTCTACGTAAGAACATAGCATCACCAGCATTACCGCCACCACCTGTTACAGCACCACCGTTGCCACCATATCCACTGAGTCTACCATTACCAGTTATCTGTACATATATCCTAGTGTGTGTTGAATTACCACACTGGTCATCAATCTGTAATGCACCATACTGTCCATTAATATTAAGACCACCACCATTCTGAGCAGTGTGTGATCTAGATTCCATGTGACCATTAATATAAATGTGACCACGAACTATATCACCACTTTGATATGCTCTGCCTAGTGTTGGTGATACATAAGCACCACTCTGTAACCAGTCTCTTAAATGAAATGAATATAAATGCTGTGCATTATTCTGATTACCATTCTGACCATATCCATGCACCCAGTTGGCTGGTAAATTACCACTACCATCACGAGTATTATTATTCAAAGGTAGTTCCAGATAGAATGTGAATACCTTTTCCATCTCAAACCAGGTCTCCCAACTACCACTGGTCTTTATATAAGCCTGTTTGATAGTACGCCATGACCCACCAGATTTAGCTGACAGGTTATCAGACCATCGCCAAGAACCACCTGACTTAGGACGAGCGGCTATACCACGACCTGATCCAGAATTATTCTCAACTAGCAGATACTCTGCTACACTCTCAGAAAATGGAATGCTCATTAATACCTATACCATATATCTCCATCACTACCACCACTAGGAGATGAGGTAGATATCGTTCTCTTACCATAAGCATTGGAGTTGCTACTTATAGTTAAGGTTACTGATCCTGTACTATTGTTCCTAGTTATTTGAGATTGACCACCTGATACAGTAAATGCTGTAACACCAGTGTTAATTACCTGTATGCTATTAGCACCATTTGTAATATCTATCGCTGTACCACCAGATATGGTTGATAATGCGAATCCACTAGATGAACCTATTAGTAACTGACCATTAGATATGGTTGAGGTGTTAATACCTGTACCACCATATGCTCTATTAATTATACTTGCTTGCCAAGTACCTGTTCCAATAGTACCTACTGTACTCAATGATGATGCAGATGTCAAGCTGTTGAGGGTATCTAAGGCACTCTCAATGGTAGCCTCAGTAGTAGCATCAATAGCATCAACACCCTTTAATGTACATGTACCACCACTATCTGAAATAACATTGGTTGATCCAACTGTTAGGTCACCACCACCAATAGTGAAGTCACCACTCAATGATAGTTCATTGTTAATGGTTGTAGTACCAGTTGATGCACCGATTGATACTGAGGTTGACTGTCCACCTATGTCTAGGTCAGTAACACCAGTATTGAATAGTCTTGCTGAGGTCTGGTTTGATGTTATATCACCACCATTGACATGTATATCACCTGATAATGTAACATCTTGCGATACTGATAGTGTACCACCAAGTGTAGTAGCACCTGAGTTAACATTTAATGTACCAGCATTCTGGATATCAATACCCAGTCCATTCTTAAGCTGGAAGTCACCTGTTGCATCACTACCACCACTACCACCACTGATAGCAATATTACCAGTATCAGTTAAACCATGCTTAACCCAGTTAGTACCATTCCAGTACCATCCTGTGTATTGTCCTCTAGTTGGTAGTTCTAATAGTTTCCAGTCACCATCATTAGCAGATCCTGAACCAGGACTAGATGCTACGATGTCAATATTCTTACTTGATTCACCTGTCTTACCAACTGTGATATCAGCACAAGTTATATTATCATTGACTGTTGTCTCACCTTGTACTAAGAACTTACCTTTAAATTCTGTGGTTAGAGTATTACTCTCAATGGTAATCTTATCCCTAACAATTATTTCATCAAATGTAGGACGTAAGTTAGCAGTCTCACCAACAACAGATAATACTGGAGTATCTAATGATTCCTCCTCACCAGTAACAGAACTGATTCTAGTGTTACCAATGAATAGGTCACCATTACTGTTAAGTCCAGAGTAGAATGCGATACCACCCTCTTCCTTCTGTGACTGTGCTAATAGTACCTCATCCTCTGTAAGAACTCTGTTCTGTACTGAGGGTAGACCAGTACTGTAGTTACCTGGTCCGAAACCAACGTATTCAAATGTGTGGTTACCAGATCTTAGAATACTTGGTCGTCTTACCTCTAGGTCAGTACCACCAGTAGCATTCAGTGGTATCATTCTGAGGTTCAGATCTAATTCAACTGCATCACCATCTCTTGCTTCAAGTGTGATGTAGTTAGCAGTAGCAGGATCAGCAGTAGAATAGTTAGTATAATTATTCTTTGCCTCCATTATAAAATCATCAACAATCTCTTTAGTAATAGATCTAGAGAGGTCTTGATTCAGTGCACCATCAGTTGTAGTAACTAAACCAACAGTAGTGTTAGATGCTACAGATACAGCAGATGCTGGATCTTCTGTTGGGTTGTCCTTATCTAACTGTGGATACAGGTTGTTAATATTCTGAGAGAATGCAAACTGGTTAAGGTTACCATCAGTAGGTACAATCTTACCATTTAATAGTGTCAGATAGTATATACCATTCTGAGCACCATTAACAAGTGGTGTTACCTTCTCAATATCGTAGATATAATATACTTTCTCATAACTTTGACCCAGTGCTATATTCCTTGGCTGAATAATATAACCGTTGATTGGATCTCTTGCTAAGACTGATGAGTCTACAACATATCTTACACGATATGTTCTATCTCTGGATGACCTGTTATCAGGTATACGCTTCATGTATGAAGCACCAGTGAATAGTGATGTAGCGTAGAAACTCTCGTTACCTAAGTGGTAATGAATACCAGTAGATGAATCATTTGATGTAGCAGCAGTAATTCTGATATACCATGTACTTAACTGGTCATCAAACTGTAGTGGGTGATTAGGATCACCAGGTACATATCCTTGTGTGGTTATGTTAGTGAAATGAGCATCAGATACAGTAGTAGCACCAGTAGGTGTGATACTTGCTTTGTATATTTGTGGTGTGGATGTATTAATCAGTGAAACATAGATCACATCATTAATACGAGCACCTAAGTTATAACCCTGTAGTTTATAGGGTGGCTTGGTTGCTTCTGAACTATAACCATAGAGATATAGTCTGGTATTTACTTCACCAACATAGCTCCACGTGACTCCACCATCACTCCTTGCAAGCGGTGCTGTGTCCCAAGTTGGAGCTGTACTACCAGTGGTACCACCAGTAGAAGTCCAATAAGCCTTACCATTGTAGACACATGAACTGTCGGCACTAACTGTGGTGCTTGATGTCCATGTTGGGTTGTTTTGTGATGCATTGTGCTTGATCTTCTGTACATCAAGAGCAATATATCCAACAGGGATCTCATCAATGTCACCTTTATATAATGAGGCAGTAGCATTAGCACTACCTCTAAATCCTCTATTAAGAGTCAGTTTACCATCAGTGGCTACGTTAGCAACTTGATAAGATTCAGTAGCATCAATAGCATCTACACGAATAAAGTCACCAATAGCAATACCATGACTGTTATTAGCAGGGGTGGCCACCATCTCCTTATTATTAAGGACAGCACCAAATGTGTACCCACTAACAATATTATATGTACGTGCTAGTTTCTTAGGTGGTATAACATGAGTAACCTTACCAGCCTTATCTTGTGTGAATGGTAGGTTCTTAAATCCTTTTGCTCTTAGTGCCGTACTACCAAAGTTACTGTTTGAGTTGGTGATACTTTGGTCTCCTCCACTGAGGGCCACAAAGTGATCAGCGAAACCAACAGCAAATACTGATACAGCTTGAATAACAGCATCATTGGAACACTTAACATGGAAGTTTCTATAAGCTGGTTTGTATATACTATCACCATCGGTATGGTTACCAGCTATGTAAGTAGAACCATCCCATTTAATGAATGCATTATCATCCTTCTGTAGTGAGACACCAGTGAACTGGGCAACAACCATAGATTTGAAACCTGTGGATTTGTTACCATCAGCATGCATACCACAAGTACCCCATGTACTACGTAGTGAGCAGTTGAATATGTATGGTGAGGATGAATCTACGTTATCAATCTCAACTCGTACTGTTGAACCTGTAGCAACTGGGTTGTTAGCAGGTGCAGATGAGTTAGGATCTTTAATTATGTACCTGAATGTGGTGGTCGTAGGTACTTCGGTAATAAAATATGAGCCATTAAATCTGTCAGCAACATTGCCTGACACGCCTTCGATTTGTATAGGAGTACCATTAGAGAATCCATGAGGTGTCGTTGTCGTAACTTCAGCAGTTGTGGTATATACACCTTGGTTAATGTAGTCAGTAGCAATACTGGATACAGTAATTGGACCAGAAGTATTAGGACCAACGATCCTGTTCTCTTCAACTCTCTTCTGGAATTCGTCAGCAGACAATACACCAGTTGTATCAGGGATATCATCAAATGCTTTAGCAACCTTCTGATAGTATAAGTCTAAGTCAGTGATTGTTAGAGCATTACCTTGAGTATCATTGATACTACTCAATATATTTCTACCATCAGCATATTCAAAACAAGTTAACTTGTGGTGAGAATATGTTGGTGGAGTAGATGCTGTAGGTTGTTTGGAATCTGAATATACACCACTTGAAGGACCATCAAAGAAACTGAATTGCCAGAAATAGCATCCACCAGTTACTCTGAAAATAGCACACTGTCCTATAGAACCTGCAGTAGGATCAGGTATGTATAATGGTCTAAGCTTTGTCTTTCTGAGATCCATCCCAACAATGGATGTACCTCTTGGTACTATTACACCACCCTCAGCACTATTAAACTTATATAATAGGTTGTCTGCGTTAGGTGTGCCGTCTGCGTTCTGTAAATCTAAATCAGATGAGGCAGATAATATAGGTATATCGTCATCTATAAATGCTTTTTGTACAGGATCTTGGTTTAAACCTGGACGATTATCTATTACGTAGTCTGAAGGATATAATACAATCGTGAATGCTTCAAAAGCATCATTAAACTGACCAGTTCTATAAGAAAATCGAGCTGACTCAATCAATGCCCTCTGAATAGACTTGAATGGTCTATTAGGAGAGTTACCCCTATTCTCGAATGAATCCGAAGCATCAAAGTCATCAGGGTTGACATATATGCAACGACCTGTCTTCGATGTGAAGACATTCTTTAATCTGGTTAGTGCCATCTAATTAGGAAATTGTTGTAGTTTCTTCAAAACCAATGAAATTAAATGTTGCGCCAGCAGACGCATTAACATAGAGGTTCTGCCACTGTTCAAGTACCAGTCCTGTCAAACTCACTTCAGAATTGTTAGGTATAGGATAAGACTTAAGAATCTTATTTTGATCATTGGAGTATTCTACTCCACTTAAGATAACTTCAGGATATGCACCAGACCCGTTATCAAGTGTCTGTTTCCATTCAGCAGTGATAGCAGTACCACTCTGGTTTGCGTTATTATATAATGTCACTGTACTCAACGAAGGCATCCAAGTTAGGTTTCTAGCCTGGTTACTTAGTTGTCCAGCACCACCAATACCAGATACTCTCTGATTAGAGAGATCAGTATACTTACTTGAGAATACATTATTAGTTAATGTACTATTCTGTACCAATAACTGACCCTGTAATCTATCATAAGCAACACATCTTCCCCATGTTCCAACAGCACTATCAGTCATAGTACCTGATCCACCACCTGCACCAGCAATAGTAATTCCAGCAGCAACAGTAATTGGCCAATCACCAACAGGATCCTTGTACCAAACTTTAAGGTTAGCAGCATCCCACGCAACTACCACACCTGTATTAGTACCAGCTAATCCACCACCAGATACTGTTATAGTCTCGCCAGGTACATATGCTGTACCGTTGTGACTACCAACAATAACATATGAACTTGTTACATCTTGGTTAGGTTGGAATGTAAATGCTGACCAGTTAGATACCACAGGAGACTGTGAACCTGGAGCAGCAAGTTGTAATTGACAGGTATAATCTTGTATAGCCACATCAACTGTAGCAGTAGAACCTGTTGTGTTCATTATCCTAAGTGAACCACTCGTAATGGTAGCACCAGGACATGTATAAATGGGAAAATCAGCACGTACCAGACCATTAGGATTAGCGGTCTGATCCACGAACTGATGAGAGTATTTCGTTGTAGCGGATTGGAAGCTCGCTAGTACACCATTAGCCATGAGAATTAAGAGTATGCGTGGAAGTAAACTTTATTCCTGCTAGTAGCAGAAATATCATCAGCAGTAATTGTTTGGACTGCACCATTTAAGTCAGTTAATTTAAGACGCTTACAATGTAATGCACCGCCTATATTATTAATTGTATCTGTTTCAGTAAGGTATAGATCACCATCTATATTACTGTCACCAAGTACATCTAGGTTCTTGGCAGGACTCTTTGCGATACCAAATCTTCCTGAACCGTCAATTTGAACCTCGGTGGATCCACCTTGGTTCTTAAATAATATTGGAACAGCACCTTGTCTCTTTTGAATAGTAAACGAAGAGCTGTCACCACCAATAAACTGTGGACCTGTAAAGTATATATCCCCTCCAACTTCTAGCTTATGAGTAGCAGGAGTTCTACCAATACCAACTCTATCGTTAGTATCGTCAAGGACAAATGTACCATCATCAAAGTTAACTGAACCAGTTGCTACGAAGTTATTAACTGAACCAATAGCACTGATCAAATTAAGGTTACCTGTATGAATAACAGTCTCCTTAGTCTCTACCTCTCCAGAATTATCATAAGTTCTATACTGAAGAGATCCACCTGATGTGGTAAATGTAATGGTTGCTGTAGTATATCCAGAACCACCATTAGAAATAGTCAAAGCAGTTAGTTGACCATTAGTAATGACAGGAGTAATTACAGCACTTGAGCCATCACCTGATAGTACAGGTGTTACAGTACCACTAAGGAATTTACCAGGATTGGTAATATTATATCCATCAATGACACCACCATTAACTGTTAGTGAGGCTTCGGGTAATGTATATCCAATACTAGCAACTCTCAAACCGTATGTGAAGTTTGTAGAAGTATATCCAGTATCAGTATCATAGTATTTTAAATCAAGATACCTAGTTGATGCATCACTTGTAACTTCTAGATCAGCAGCCCAGTTACCAGCATTGGTATTCTGTGAGGTATCCCACCATTTAATTTTATTATATAACCCTGATCCACTCGTCTGATTGATTTGTACTTCGTTCGTATGAGTCGTAAGGGCATTAGAAGTTATAGTTCCATTAAACGTTGTATTAGCATTAAACGTGGAAGTAGCAGCAACAGTAACAGTATCAATATTACTTGAACCTAACGTTGTATTGTTATCTACCTGTATGTTACCACTCAAGTTCATGCTTGTAGCAGTCAATGTTCCCGTGAACACGGGGGCATCTAATGTCTTGTTAGCAAGAGTTTGAGTAGAATTTAATGTAACTAATGTATCAGCAGAAACACCAGGATCAGGTAGAACATATGTTCTAGTCTCTCCTGTAGGTATTTGTGTTGATGAAAACTTAGCAATTTTACTATTATCAGAACTATTAGGTATACTGAAAACCGTATCAGTAATAGCAATGTCAGATCCAAATCTGATAACACCAGTACCAAGTGCCTGTAGGGTTAGGTCAAGGTTGGCATCAGCAGAGTCTCTAGCAGCTACTACAAGAGATGTTGATTGCTTTTCTAATAATAGTTTTGAGTCTCCTAAAGCAAGTCCCAGTTGGTTCTGAGCTTCAGAATATAATCCAGTCGAAGTTTTCTGGTCAAATGCCAGACCAGGTTGGTTCTGTGTTCCACCAGCGACGGCTTTAAATATGGAACTAACCTGACTCTTTTTATTTGTATCTACTGGATCAGAGTTATCAAGCAACAGAAGGGTATCTGATGGTGATACTGTGGTCAGTAGAGTTAGATCTGATATCTTACGAGTTGCCACACGTACCCTACATTAAGTTCTCAAGTTATTTATACTCTTTATCAAAGACAAATGGACCGTACTCACTTCCCCACACCTGTTTACCACTATCATCATAGCCTCTATCGATCACAGTATACTTATCTTTCTCCAAAATACACTCAGATCTAAGATATCCACCATTAACTAGAGGTGATTTGTAGTTCCTGCCCATATAAGCATCACCCTCTTTACGGAAGTGGATATCAGCTACAGGATTAAGAGCTATGATCTCACCATCTCTCTCTATTATCTCTATATCCTTATTTCTATACTCTCTACCATCATGCTTATATCTTTGACATGATGAGAATTTAGTTCCATCTAGTCTAGTATGTGTCAGCAATACATGAGCATAGTGAGATGGCCAACTAGATGCTTGACCCCAGTTGTTAAAGTTACCCTCAAACCATTCTAAGAATTCTTCTAACATTTAAACTTGATTGCTAACGTAAACCGATATGTAGGACCAGCAAATGACTGCTGTCTTGCTGCATGTGGGATAGTAGAATCAAATACTATTATTCTACCTGGTACATACGGTGTTATATATTCTATCTCATTAGAGTTATCATCTAAGAATATAGTCTCACCACCCCACTCATGTTTCCACTCTCTATTCATATAGTATAGTAGTGTCTTATCTCCTTTGATAGAACTATCTACATGAACATCAGGGTTCTCAGAATGAAGACCCATATTAATATAGGCTCCATCTATCTTAGGTGGACAGAACCCTGATAGGTAATCACCTATCCCATTCTTAAAGAATTTCTCGTGACACCACTGCTCATCAACATATGATACAGGCTTTTGTGTCTTTAAATCTTGTACGTCAAACTTATTACTACCACGTAACTGATATGGTAAACTACATGCTTCTACGTATAATTCTATTTGTTGTTGTGTAGTTATGAGATCATCAATGATCTTCACTTCACCATTAGATATTTTCATCTCAATTTAATATTAAACCCTAGACTAATACGATCCTCTTCAGACATATTTCTTTCAACTCTATGTCTTAGATCAGCAGGGAATATAAGCATAGTTCCTGCCTCAGGTCTAAACCATGTGCTGTCATGTAAATTATATTGATCTTTAACGTCCTCAGGTATCTTCCAATTATATCTCGTGATTGCTTTATCGTTCTCAAACACCAAGGTACCACAATTCTCTGGAGTCTGTAACCATAAGACTCCAGAGAAGTCAACACCAGCATGTAGGTGAGACATATTAAAATCGCCTGGACTATTAACGTTAGCCCACATCGATGCTATGTAAAACGGTGCATCGGTTATATCTAACATAGCATGTGCTATATTAGCATGTAGCAGTAAAAAATGTTCTAAGAAGTCTTGATCTTCATGTAGATCATACTTGGAATGCCATCCACAAGATGAGGAATTGCTATCGTGCTCTCCTGTTTCATAATATTGTTTTATCCACTCTAATAAGTTTGTACTCAGTTTAGGCTTGTGTAATAAAACTGGGGATGGAAATAATGTAATTAGATTCACTTCTTCCGTTTCAACTCCTTTTTGACCCTCTTGGCAAACCAGATCTCTTGATCAGTATACCATTCTGGGTGTTTTTTAGCGTTTTTAATAAGTCTTTTAGCAGCACGACGGTTGTCTTTACGCTGCCTTTCCTTATCTATTTTAGTATCTGCTTGGTATTTGTTTTTTGTATTCAGCGATTTCAGTCGCTGCGTGATCCAGGTAAGAAGTGTATTCAAAGTGTGTTTCTGTATATGTGGAAGTACTATTTAAGACTATATTCTTAAGATAGGCTACCTCTTTTTTTAACTGTTTAACTTCGTTAGTTAACGATTCGGTGTTTAGCGTCATCTTAGCACGTGGGGTTGGTGGCGTTAATCCTGATCAATTTGATCATTCAGTTCTTCGACAAGGTTCTCTAAAAAGAATCCTTCTTCCAAAAGATAGGAACTACCTTTATATAGGTCTTCGTTGGTGAAGTGCGGTTTTTCTTCAGCATTCATAATTTCTTTAGAATCTTCAGGTACCACGTCCTCATCAAATGTGAATGGAGTTCCATTTAAGAAGTATACCTTACAGCACCCTATTCCGTCAATGACTCTAAACTCTTGTTGTAACTCAACTACTTCTTTTTGTTCCATAGAAAATTGATTGGGCATGATTTCTCAGCCTCTTCCTCCTTACGTAAACGTTCTCTTATTAAATCCCATGAGAATCCATTGTGCCAGTCCTTAAGCCATAAGTTTTGTAACTGTTTCTTATGTACATCTTGTGGAACTGTCTTCTTCTCTAGTGTAAACTTTACATCCCTAGTTCTCTGACTAGAGAATCTTACATAACATAGTGGAAAATCTTTCTCCAACCATATTGTTTGATCATACTTCTGAATGGTAAACCCTAAGTTAACTGGTCTTTGCCATACAGATATAGGAAATGCTCCTGGTATCTGTACCAAACCCAGTTGAGTTAGAGCAGGATGTTGGTATTGTTCTATCCATACATCAGAGTCCTCAGTCCAGAAACAATAACCTTGTTTAAACTGAACCTCTGGGAACTCACCATCTAACCATCCATCCCCTAGCATAAAATACTGGTCGAAAATTTCTTGTCCTAGGTTGGTAGACAGATATTGTTTTTCAGACTCGTATTTCATTCCCACTGGGAATGTTTGATGTATTACCCATGTGTTCTTATGATAGTTCTTCCAAGCAGGACATTTAGCATGTCGATACTTCTGATCATATCCTTTAAGAGCAGGTGTAGGTTCTTTGAAGTAATCTGGTGGAAAGAAGTCTTGCTCCATTGTCTCACCAAATGCTTCCTCACTACCTCCCATCACATAGTTATAATATATCCTCTTAGTTTTCATCTAACGCTTTTTCCAATTCATCATCCAGTTCCTTCTGTGCCTTAGCTTTAGCATCGATCTGTTCTTGAACATTCTTTGCTATCTTGGCCTTCTTGTTAACTTTCTTACGTTTTGACGGTGCGTTCTTTTTATTGCGCTTGATGACCTCCAAGGCATTACCAACAGTAATGATGTCAACAGCGTCTTCATCAGGTATTTCAACCGCAAAGCATTCCTCCAGAAACATTACTAACTCAACCATATCAAGTGAGTCCAGCATCAGGTCATCGCCCAACTTACTGTCCCACCCTATAGGATTGTCTAGTTCATCTACTCTCTCTCCAAGAGTTTCTCCAATAGCCAACTTCGCCACTTCAAGTAGCACATCATCAGTAATAGGTTTTGCTTCCCTTAGGATCCTTTTAATTTCAGCGAAAGTTGTCGCGTGTGACATAATTAATAAACATACTGTACTTCATCTGTCTGGCACGATGATCTAACAACGTCCAAGACTCTCTCGAACTCATCTGCTGTTTCGCAATTTACTTCCTTGACCTCAGCAGTATCGCTAAGAAGGGTAAATTTACGAGCAGGTACGTTCACCACGCATTTTGCTAGGTACTGTGATTGTGCCATGGGTCTTCAGTCGTGTCGTCTTTAATATAGGGCAAAGGATAGGAATTTGGGGTACGCATTGTGCCAGAATGTTGACTGGCATATTTTACGATATCCAAGGCATAGCCTTTGATGTCCATTAAAGCACTGCGAGTTGTCTCATAGCACTTAAAGGCTTCACCCTCTTTCGAGAGATCAATTTCCTTAACCTTCTTCTCAACATATGTAGCAAGTTCGTCATCGATGAAATCTACGAGAACCTTGGCCTGTTCAGAAGTGATTGTCATACCATACATGGTAGTTTCTTAAGTATAGGACATTCAAGTCAGAATGTCAATTAAGATAGATACCGTTATTACAGTCGATTTTGAATTCGTCCCCAGATGCAGACATGTACCCCTTGCCACTAGCTGACATGGTGAAGTTGTTTGTGTTTATTAGTACATCTGTGCTGCCTGTATTCAGTTCCCAACCTGTATTTGCTGCTTTGGAAACGTTCATACCAGAAGGTGCACCACCTTCTATGCAATCAATATCGTTGCCATGGGCAATGGTTTTCATCTTGCCCTGGACTTCTGTAAATAAGTTTCTACCTACGTTGTTGTATTCACAACCTTTGACATTAAATCGAAGATCCCCTGCACTTTCAATAGCAAAGGTACCTCCCTCTTTATCCATGCTAACCACACGGTTGCCATGTATCTCCTCTTTGAGCTCACCACCAGCAAGCATGTTTAGATTATAAAAAGTGGCGGTTTTATTAATGGTATTCGCTTTTATGCGAAGCTCATTGTCTGAGAGGATACCGATGTTAGTTGCTGAGTCAACGGATATTGCTCCCTTGACCTTCAGTTCGTAATCACCGTCAACCTGATCATAACGATTACCCTCAACCTCTGTGTGTAGGTCTCCCTCCACATTTAGGTGAGCATCTCCGATAACTTGAATGATTAATTTATCAGAGCGTTTGTCTTTTCCGACCTTTAAGGTCGTAGTAGCATCACTATTTAGGTGTATGTGTCTTTTGCTGATGATAAATGTATCATCATTCTCATCCATTTCTATGATACTACCTGATTTACCGTGGAGTAGACGTATTCTCTCTCCATCCTCAGTATTATCCATTTCAAGTACATGACCAGCTGATGTGGTAATGACCCAGTTCTTTGGATACTTAGTTATATGTTGTGGATTATTGTTAGGAGTAACGCTTCCACCTGAGAATAATTCTTGTGTCATTTGATCTCTGGATGACCTACGCAGTCGATGTATGTGTTAGTTTCATATATCTCATTAAACTTGCTAGGTCCAACGTAATTATATGTAGGAACAACCTTTGCTCCTGTACCTGATGAGTCAACAACCCTAGGTGTAACAAATCCTACAGTTCTAGTGGTTATAACTGGTTTTAATAGTCTGCCCTTAGTATCTACAGGGACATAACCAACCTCTTCTTTACCCACTTTAATCTTAGGTTCCTTATAATCTCTACCTACATTAATAACCTCAAGTGTATCTAATACAGGTAATAGATCTGAGCACTGAGCCCATATTGCTACAGCAGTAGCAGGTATAGCAAGATCAAAGAATTGTTTAACTGGGTTAAGAGTGAACTTAAATGTACCACCTAAGGTCTGTAATCCTACACCCTCTGGTATAATATCTGTCTTCTCTAAGGTAGAGATAGCAGCATATCCAGTATTCTGATAATTATACTCGATAACCATCATCCTAGCAATGTTCTCATCACCCCATTCTGGCTGGAAGAATAATAGATCACCCTCGTCAGCATACTCTTGTAACTCAACATTAGGTATAAGGTATACAACCTGTTCTTTAGGACAGTATGTGTTGTCTGGGTCTAACCCGTAACCAATACCCGTCTTATTCACAACAACCTTTTCTATTTGACCATTGCTAACAACGGGTTTCAATAATGCACCCGTTCCCTCTGGTTCATTACATGTGAACATGGCTCTAACCTTGGCTGTAGCACTAATACCAGAACCCTTATTTCTCATAAACACACCAACCATTGATCCAATATCATCAATGATAGGTAGTGCCTTAATGATAGATGTAGACTGAGCATTATCCCATATAAGTTCAGGGAAACATGGTTTCTTATTACGATTAGCTGGACTACAGTTAACAGTCTCGTAATTAATATTACCATCTGAATCACGTATAGGGTATACACTATCCCATTTCTCAACTAAACTCTTACCTTTTTCAAATGAACTTGATTTTATACCTGTGCCTGGTGCACCAACATCAGCAAACTCACCAGTTACAGTATTAAAGGCTTTCTTAACAAACTTGCCACCAATAAGTTTCTTCGCTGTTGTAAAGCCACGAGAGTTTGGTTTACCAGTACCAACTATCTGAGCCCCTCCTTTCTCTAGTGCTGCTTTTGCTGCTGAACCATATTGTGATTGGGCTTTCTTAATCTTATCATTCTCACTCTCCTGAGGACCAGCAGATGTAGAGAATGTAGATAGTCCTAAAGCACAAGATAGGTCACCTTCACATACTAGGTCAACAAGATCAAGAATCTTACTCATAAGACCTTGAATCATATCAGCAGCACCAGTGATAGCAGAAAGTGCACCGTCTAGAATACCTAAAGCAGTCTCTAAACCATCAAGAATTTTTTTCATAAGATCGCCAAACAACTCTCCAAATAGATCCTGAATAAAGCAAAGAGCAGAATCTAGTACTTGCGAGAGTAAATCAGAAAGGAGACCTTTAATAACATCAAGTAACTCATTGAATATCTGTTTGAAGAGACAGTTAATTAGATCAGATACGTTTTTGAGTTGCTTCTTAGCAGGACCTAATAGATCTGGATCAGGTATCTTAATATCATTAATAACACCCTGAATATAATCATTCGCCTCCTTCATCACAGTGCCTTTAATATTACCCAAGACACTACCCATGAAACCATGTATCCTTTCTGATACTGCATCTATCTCATCCCGTACATCTACAATATCACCAGTGATCTTATCAACAAACTCATCTACATCATTCTTCTCTATACCTCTAGCAAACTTTAGTAATTCACCAATGGCACCCTTCATCTTTACATCAGCAGGAGTACCACACTTACCATTACCTACATGTACAACATAATTCTTCCTCTTGTCAGCCTGAACCATAGCTGTGGTTTGACCAGAAGCCTTACCACGTGGGTTTACAGTTGACTCTTCACCATCAGTATCTCCTCCCTGATCATCTGTTGCTTCTTTATTACCAGTAGTAGCATTATCTTTAACAGTATCAGCAGTACCACCAACTTGTGAACCACCTGATTCACCATGCTTTAACTTATCATAGTCAGGTGCCAGTATAGGTTGGTATCCTTTACCCTCTTCACCCTCCTTCTTATAGGCACCATCAGGGTTCTCATCAGGAATACTACCCATAATAACAGGTAACTGAGATGAGGATCCATCCATAAAGAATCCAACAACCCATGAACCTATTTGTAATTGCTGGTTAGTACCAATACCACTCCTCTGTGCATACATCACAGGGAATAAACAACTGGCCCATGGTAAATCAGTAGTAGGTAGTATCTCCTTATCTGGATTATGATACCCTACTATCCTACATTTTACCTTGTTGGTATAATCATAATCCTTAGGGGCAGAACCATCATTATCTGGATCTGATCCATCATTCTCTACTTGACCGATCCACCAGTT